TTTCTCATCAAGTTTATGAAGTGGATCTGCTAGCTTGTCAGCCAGAAGAATGAAAGAATCGTTTATACCCCAACCTTTAGCGATAGCGTCTTTCATAATACCTGCAGCTGCACCTCCTCTTACCCCCCCTGTAATAGATTTTACTGTCTGCATAGCCATTTCTACACCTCTTGTTATTTCTTTAGGGTCTTGGGAGGCAAACATCTCCAGAGGAACCCCAAGCCTGAGAAGAAGTTTATTAGATTCTTCAGTTCCTGCGGCTAATTGGTTTATTACAGATTCCAGCGCACCTTGTGACCCCTGACCTACTCTTCCTTGTAATTCAGTAGTTGCCTGGGTTATAGCCGTGGCAACTTTTGGTCCATAAGCTGCTGATGCAGACTCAAGAGTTTTTCTTAGGGCTCTCATAGCGGAGATCATCGCGTCTCCTGAGATTCTATAGGCTGCTGCGGTTTCAACAGCACCTTTTAAAGTAGCTTGAGATTGCCTAGCATTTACTCCTAGTAGCTGAGTATTGTGAGCCAAGAACTGCGCTGCCGCTTTAGTATCGAGATCTAGAACTTTTAACTGACCTATCAATACAGCGGAAGACTTTACATTTGTTCGAAGTCCAGCGGTAAATGTATCCGCTGCAGCGGCTACAGCTTTTTCAAAAGTTACACCTTGTATATTTAAAGCTTGAGTATGTTGATTTAAACCCCTACCAGTAGCAGCCATCATTGACGCCAACTTATTCTGTGCCTGCATTCCTGCTCTAAAAGATACTTCGAGCGCATGGGCTACGGCTGCCACGGCTCCAAGCTTTTCAGGAAGCGCAGATTTGACTGCCTTAAATACAAGATTATCTACGGAATAACGGAGATCCCGCATTCCTGCTTCTAATCCTAAATACTCGCGATCTTTCTTTCCTTCAGCCATGGTTTAAATTATCGAGATTCTTCTAGTTCTCGTTCCAAGTATATACTTGGATCAACTACATGAAAATCCCGACGATATTTTACATTGTATATTCTGTAGTAAGCCTTAGGCGCTAAAATTCCAAGAGCTTTAATATCCCTCCAGGTTATAAGTTTTCTGGTTCCTAGTCTCTTTATTAAAAAAGCTGTCATTGCAGGTGATAAATTATTCAGTACAATTCCTGCCATATACTGATCTCTGTTCTTAGCTCTGAACAATCTCTTATTGTTCCTACGTACATTTATAATCAAAGGCTGTCCGATTTTAGCCGTCTTGGAGTTGTAAGTGAAGGTATACAAATTACCTGCAGCAGATTCCACTTTACGTGGATTCATAAAAGGACGAGCTTTCATTCCGTCCGGTAAAGATTCTGTAATATTTTTCGCCATAATCGTTAAAAGTTTACTTTAATGCAATATATTTATATGATTTATCCTAGATCAAAAAACGGAAACACAGAAAAAAGATTAAATAGATCTGATAAAATCTAAAAAAAATACTATAAAGATATAGAAAAATGAGTGAATTCGATTCAGAGTTAGAAATCCATGAGTTTTTGGAGCAGGTTGATTATGCTCTAAGCTCAAGATTTACAGAAAAATGGAGACATAGGTTCTCTGCTCACTTTATATCTATCTTCCAGGAATACTTATTAAAAGCTATGAAGAATAGAAAACCTGTAAAGAAGTCTACAATCGTTTCACAGTACACTAAAAAATTTAAGTATTCCGAAAGAGAAGTTCTTGAATTCTTTAGAGAGATTGATTTATCTCTATACTGTCCAGCTATAAAACTTGATTAAGGTTTTTTACGTGGGTATTTTTCTTTTTCTTTAGCCTTAGCTTCTTCCAGCATCTTTGAGGTTCCTCCAAATTCTGGACATAGGTCTTTGAAGCTACACCAGTCACAAAACTGATTCAGGATAGGTTTAAGGTCTTGAGACTTCTTTTTTCTAATCTCCCAGATTTTATCCTTTAGAGTCCTGAGGAAAGCATTAACCTGAGTAGGTCCATAACTAATAGCTACCAGCTTATCCAAGTGTGGATAGTAATGTGAAACTGTAATGTCAGAAAAAGGAACATTATACAGTTTGTGGATTGCATAAGCATACATGAGCATCTGAGGGTCTTTAAACAATGACCTTTTTGAAGCTGCTTGTCTAGAAGTCTTATAATCAATTACTAAGTATTTGCCAGTTTTTCCTTTGATTACACGGTCAATGATTCCGTTTATAGCAAAATCATCAGTCATCTTAATTTCAAAAGGAAGTTCTGTACTTACATTTTCCTCTAGCTGAGCGTTAAACTTGAAGAAGTTCTCCAGAATTTTATCCATCTGAGCCTCCTTCTTTCTGTCCGAAAATTTATAATTAGGACGAAGCTCCTCAGCGAGCCTCCGAAGTTCATCTACTGATTTAGCCTCTACACCATCCTCCAGAATCTTGTGCACGTAAGATCCGAATTGAAGAGCGTTGGTATTACTGTTAGGGTTATAGAGGTCTTTCAAATAATCTACGTATCTGAACTTGTAACGCTGACGACATTCATCGTAGGTTTTTAATTTACTTGGGGAAACTTTTGAAATAAACATGGTCTGTTGTTCTTTAATATGTTGTGAACCCCCATTAATGTATTTATGAAGATTCCTCCTAGTATTATTAAAGAGTATATTGCTGATAAATTCCAAGATTATCATGTAGCGGGTGAGGAATTTATCGTGAATTCTTTGTTTTTTGAGGATTCCAAGAAACATATGTCTGTTAATGGAGAGACTGGGTTATGGCAGTGTTTCAAGTCTAAAGAGAGGGGGAGTTTTGTTCATCTAGTATCCTTCATAGAAGGTATTTCCTATGATGAGGCTTCGGTTAAGGTGATGAGGAGACTGGTTGATACGCCAGAGCTATTGTTCTATACTCCTCAAAAATCTAAAGCTCCTGACCCTCTAAACTCTTTGGATATCCAGAATGAGCTAGAGCACTTTAAACTTTTAGACTATGATACCAGCAGATTCTCAGAGTCCCTGATAGAGAAGTTGGCTTGTAAAATGATTAGGTCTAGAGGTTTAAAAGACCAAAAATTCTATGTTGCTACAGGAGGGAAGTATGTAAATCGTCTCATTATTCCTTATGAGGATATGGGGGGGCTTTACTATTTCCAAGCTAGAAACATATTGGGGGGAGGTATGAAGTATCTTAATCCTACTCATAAAGAGCACGGCGTCAAATCCTCTGAGGTTCTCTTTCCTTTTGATTGCTTCGAATCCTATGTGGTAGTTGTAGAAGGTCCCCTGGATGCGATTGCCCTTCAAAGCCTAGGTGTTAATGCTACCAGTATTCAGGGAAGCTTCATGTCTCATGCACAGTTAAAAGAGTTAGATGGCTTTAAAATTATCCTTTCTTTTGATAATGATGCTCCGGGCAAAGAAGGAATGTTAAAATCTCTTAGACTTATTAAATCTAAAAATCTTCCTATTCCTTGGGTTGTTCAGCCTCCTGAAAGATTCAAGGACTGGAACGAGTTTACTGTCCAAGCCCCTAAGAAAGATGTGGTTATGCACATCAATAAGAACGTACGGAAGATGGGTTTCGACTTCAGGGTCAACGAACTACTAAGTTAAACTTGTCACTCATTATCGTTTGATCTAGGACTGTAGAGCTTACTTGGAGTTCGTACATACCCGTTTCCATTCCACTAGTATCCCAATTATAGGTAATTGTGTCTGCAGAATCAATTTGGACATATCCGGAAGTATCTCCCCAATCCTTAATTTGGTCATAAGGTAGACCAGTAGAGGTGTCCTCCTTCAACTTGATAATTCGAACAGCTGCATTGTTTACTACGGACTGAGTAAAAACGTTCTTGATCTCTTCGGAAATATTCCTATTGTTTACTACGTGGTCGGATTTGATTTGTAATTTTACAATGGAATTCTTATTTACGTATTTCTGCACCAAGGCGTGAGATGTAGTGACCAGTAAAGGCTCTGTGATAGAGAATATTACATCCCTGAATAATTCAAAGGCGTGTACGTAAGTTCTTGGATCAGATCCGTTTACATCTACTACAGTCCAAATATCAAAATATTTTCCTGTGGAAGAGGCGCTATTTGCTGATGCTCCTCCTGCCCACAATGCGTTAGGTTTCAGTGCCACTGCAAAGTGTCCCTCTCCATCCCCAATCCTGTAAATTGCACTGGCTGTATTCACATCGTCTCCAAATCCTGTTGGATCGAACCCTGACGAGTCGGGGAGTGTGCCAAGAACCGTCGCAGAGTTTGTAAACTCCATTTTGGCTAATGAGCTTACAGTGCTTGAATCTAAGGTTCCGCTTGAGTTTATTAGTTCGCTAGAATCTCCGTTAGTGGTATCCGCGAATATATGAACACTGCACACCTCGTAAGGATGTGCAAAAGCGCCGTTATTGATGAAGAAAAACTCCAAATAAGTGTTTCCCAAGACTCCTGGTCGGTTGTGTCTTGGGGTTACGTTGTGTCCGTTAAGTTGTACCATAGTAAATCCTTCAAGGTATTTACTGTTCTACTTTACTCATTTCTTCGGATTCTCTGTCGGACTCTTCCTTTCTTATTTTTATGTATTCTCCTCTGTCCATATAGGTCATAGTGTAGACATCTTTAAGGCTAAACCCACAAAGGTGAACTAGGATATAGGACTCCTGATACAAGGAATCTCCATCTAGCCGAGCTTCTAATTCACCGAGAAAAAATTTTCATTTAAAGGTAGTTCTGTTATTTGCTCACTATCGCACTGGAGACATCTAAACATTACCTTTGTTTCAAGTCCTGCTTTATCTCCAAAAATAGATTCTCTGATTACTGCGACATCTCTTGCCGATGTTTTTGTAATAAAGTTTTGAATAATAATACGCTCCGTGTGAGTTCCCACGCGGGTAACAAATCTCCAAAGGTTGTCCATAAGAGCGGCAGGATTATCTAGAAGAGGCTCGTCTACTGTTCTCGGGATTCTAATAGAAGCTTCTACTTCTGAGTCTGGTAACATAATTGTCATCTCAGCACTTGCGTCGTCGGAAGCATAATTAGTTCCCAACTTATCCAATTCTATAGTAAGTTCATTCTTGGTTTGGCAAGACTGGCATTCTGCTTCTATAGGATACTCAGCCCCATAAGAGATCTCTCTAAGCTTAAAAAGCAAATAACTTTTGTCTACTAAACTCATTTGGGGGTAAGGAATTCCTCTAGTACATCTGTTAAAGAGAGTAGTTACTGCATTCTTAATATCCGTCATGTTTTTGACAGATCTAAGGATTTTCTCATCCTCAAAGTTAAAAGGTCTAAGCTCAACCGTATCTCCCAAACCTTCATTGTATTTTCCTAGAGATGGTAGCTTTACAGGAACCCACGCTCCCTTGCTTTCCACCTTAGAAAGTAGTTCTGATAGGGCATCGGAAACAGAGGAATCTTCCTGGCGTTGATTGCTTACTGGAACTTGAGGAGACCCTGGATTTGATGCTTCCTGTTGGGCGGCTCCTGCTTTTGCGAGATCTAAAATTGTTTTTTCTTCTGACATAATAATGTGAGTTTTCTATCTATAATAGAAAAGAACGATAAATTTTATGAAAATTTTTATTTCTAATGTATATTCTGTACTAAAAACTAAAGAGAAAAAACTTCTCAAGGCTTTAGGAAAGAAATATAGCTGTAAAACTCCCGGATACCAATTTACCCCTTCTTATCGAAGAGGGTCTTGGAACGGAGAAAAAGAATTTTTCAGCTCCAAAACTGGAAAATTTGGTACTGGGCTGTTATATAGCATTATTGAGGATTTGAATTATTTGGAGAGGGACTTCGAACTTGTGGACAGCAGAAGCGATATCTCCTTTGGAGACTATGACTTAGAAGGGATCGAATATCGTCCGTACCAGAAGTATCTCGTTGAGGAGGCTTTAGAGAGACGAGCGTGTATCATTAAAGCTCCTACTGGAAGTGGGAAGACTATTGTTATGGGAGGACTCTTAAAAGCCTTGGAAGGTAAAAAGGGAATTGTGTTCTTTAACAAAAAACAACTTTTGTCTCAAACGCATAAATTTCTGACAGAGCATGGTATTGATGTTGGAGTAGCTTTTGGGGATGGGGTGGACATTAAGGATATTACTCTTTGTACGATTCAATCGGTGGATAAAATTATTATGTCCCATTTAGAAGATTCTGATTTTATCATGTTTGATGAGATTCATGAGTTCGCTAAAGGGAAACTGGCTACTAAAGTACTGAAATCCTTTCCTTCTTCCTCTGTCAGGATTGGAATGACGGCTACTCCCCCCACGGAAAAGTTTTCTAAATTATCCCTAACATCCTTTCTAGGTAAGGAGATAGAGTATGTCACCGCTGAAGAACTAATCGAAGATGGGTATCTCACCCCTCCATCTATTCAGATGATTACTCTTCCGGATATTGACTCAGACAAATATAAGGGTCAGTCCTATATGGAAATTTACAATGATTACATTGTCGAAAGCGAAGAGCGTAACAACACGATTGCAAATATTGCCAAGGGTATTACCGGAAACCATTCAAAAGTTCTTATTCTCACGAAAAACTTAAAGCATGCGGAGAAGCTACACAACCTCCTTCCAGGCTCTTTTAAATTAGAGGGTAAGGATAGTCTTGAAGATAGAGATAAGACCTTACGGAGCTTTATAGATGCTCCTGGACCTTCTATAATCATTGGGACGATTATCTTTCAGACAGGGGTCGATATTCCCGAACTCACTCATCTTATTAATGCTCGAGGTTTGAAATCTGAGATTGCTACGGTTCAAGCATTAGGAAGAACTTTAAGAAAACATGAGAATAAATCCAAAGTTTTTATCTATGATTTTATAGATAGAGCTCCCTATTTAGGGAAACATTCAATCCAAAGGCTTAGAGCTTATAAGTCTTTGAATTTTGAGGTCGATATTCATGGAATCAAAGAAAATTAAAGAAGCTAAGATAAACAAGATGTCTGATGACGATCAGGACTCTCTAAAGTATATCATGCAGAAACTTGAAAAAGTTTTAGAGTCCTCCGAAATAACAGAGGACTCTATTGAGGGACTTGAAAGTATCGTCGTAGAGCTTTTAGGTATGCAGAATAGGCATCAACATATTCTACGACGTTGGATCAAGCAGGGATATATTTTAGATTAGGCTTCGTACTGGTCGTCTCCGTCCTCTTCCTCTTCTCTCCCAAGACCCAAACTCTTAACAAGAGCTTCTAGATCCGAAGCAAGAGAGTTTTGCGGAGTTCCTTCATCTTCACCTCCGCCTCCAAAAGGAATCTCTTCCGTAGAATCGTCACCTACAGGCACACCTTCCTCTTCTTCAGGCATTCCTTCTTCAGGAACCTCTTCTTCCATACCTTCCTCAGGTACCTCTTCGTCCATACCCTCTTCAGGAACCTCTTCTTCCATACCCTCTTCAGGTACTTCTTCTTCCATTCCTTCCTCAGGTACTTCTTCTTCAGGAACTTCCTCTCCCATCTCTTCTCCGCCCATTTCCCCGCCCACAGGAGCATCATCTCCTACTACAAGGGTCTTGAGAGCCGAAATATCACGGGACAGTCTAGGCATGTCTACGTACTGCATAAGAAGATTTTCTTTGAGGGGCTCTTCCAAAGCTTCTTCGAAACACTCTACAATAAAATCGTTCAAGGTTAGGGTTTCAACACCACCTTTCTTGGAGATGAATTTAGAGAAATCTCTTGAGATGTCTTGTACAAGACTATTATCTTCAGAAAGCATCGAAAGAACTTCAAACATTACGGACTGAGTTCTTGCCAAGTTACTAAACGTTGGGATAAACTTGAGGTTTGCAACGTTGATTCCATACTTCTCATCAAGTAGTTGGGTAATCTCTTCCTTTGCAGGCTTTTTCCACTCGTACAACTTACGAGTGAATTCTTTAATTTCTTTCTTGGTCACCACATCTGTGGAGTTTACCTCGAACACAGAAGTGAATACTTCGTTCAAGTCCGATTTGGTAGCGAATGCAAAGTAAGGAACTTCTTCCAAGATGTTTTTAAGAGTTTCTTGTAGAGCTTCGTCCTTAGCGTAAATACAAGATGCAAGATTTTGGATAGCGTCGTTAGAGATCCATGTGTTTGCAAATTCTTCTTTAGCCTCGAGAAGTTCTTGGCGAACCAACTCCTGCTTACAAATCATTTCGTAAAGAGAAGCATCCGCACAGAGATCTACAGAGAATCTTGCACCTTCCACTAAGCTTTCGTAGTTAGTATCAGGAGCGTTAAAAGCAGTTCTGAGAGCATTAGCAACTCTCAAAGAGTTAGAAATATCTTTATTGCCTAAAACCTTTTCTTTGTTTTCAGAGATATAAGAAACCATGATATCCTTAATCTGCTCTAACTTACTAAATTCTTCAGACTCAATAATCTTAGTTTTATCATCAAAGGATGCCATATGCTTTCCTACACGAGAATTTAAATCTTTAAGATTACTACGAGTTTCAAATAACCCAATAACATCGTCAAAAGAAGTATCTGCCACATCGTATCTGTTTTCACGAAGTGAAGATACAAATTCTGAAATAGACCCTTCAATCTTATCACTAACTTTCTTTTCTGAAAGCATTACTGCGATTGGTTCAATATCAAAGTTAGACAGGTGAGCGGATCCTTTGGAGATTTCGTAGTCACAATGGATAGCAACCTCTGCCTCAGAGAGAAATGTTACTCTTCCATTGGCGGAATCTACAGAGAAAACCTTCAAGTTCTCTCTAAGGGAACGGCTAAGGTAATCAGCTGCTTTATGGATATTGGTTAAGTCCTTGTTTCTATTTTCGAAATTCATGGTTATTTTCCTATTTTATATACAGATATTATTCTATTTTTATTTGAGAAATTTATACAGGCTCCTCATCTGGAGGCATTTCTTCACCTTCCATACCTTCTTCTCCCGGCATAGGGGGAGGCATTCCCCCTGCCATAGGATCTTGAGCTGCCATCGCTTCAGCTTGCTTTTCCTTTTGAGCTTCCATTTTAGACATAGTATCTTTAATACCTTGCTCTGTCATTTGGAAATAGTTTTCATAAATCCATTCATCCGGGAATAATTCCAAACCCTTAACGGCTTGAACTACTCTAATTTTTTGATCATCCAATTCTAGCCGTCTCTTTTCGAACATGTCGGAAGGAGGACATAGAACAACTTCAAGACCTATGAGTTGATGACCTGGAATATTGCGAAGAGTAAGATGTCTCTTAGCAAGCATGGTAAGTCCAATCTCTACCTCTCGTTGGACTCTAGTAACCGCACGTGCAAATTTAATATCCAATTGGGAAAGGTTTGCTTTGCGCTCTGGAGATTTATCCTTTTCTACAATATAATCTTTGGGTACTTTAAGTGCTGCAAGGAGCTTATCTCTAAAGTATTTTACATCGTCGGTCTCGCCAAGATTTTGAGCTCCTGGTAGGGTTTCGATTTTAGTTGAACCTTTAGGTCTCGTAGGGACAAAGAAATCTTCGTCCGTGGATAAAGGGTTATATCTTTCACTGATGTTACCTGTTTGACCATCCCAAAACTTTTCTTTCTTAAACTTCTGCTTAAGACGCTCCATATACATTTCTACTTTAGAAGTAGGCATGTTACCTACATCGACATAAAACACACGTCTTTCTGGAGCACGGGCCAACCTGTAGATGAGCATAGCATCTTCCATAAGCTTCAAAGACTTCCAAGCTCTTACTCCTGCGGCTAAGATTGACTTGCCATAAGGGTAAAAATTTGGATCGGAAGTATGCGTTCTAAAGTGAACGACCTGCTCCTTATCGAGCTTCATATACTTGCCAGTTCCTTGACCCATCCCTTGACTAGGATCGGGAAGAAAAGCACTTTTAGCTTCTGGAATCTCCTGTAGGAAGTTTTCCAAGTACCCATACTTATTTTCAACCCTGGAGACATAGTTGGGGTTTAAGATTTTAATTCTTTGGATTCCCGCATCTTGGTTATTAAGGTCCACAATATTCTCAATAAAACAATCTCCGTACTTACATACGTTACGAATAATATCCCAGATAAACTCTTTAATTTTTGCAGTTTCAAGAAAATCTTTTACGATAGATTCAATCTGCTCATTGGGACCATTAACCTCAAAAACCTCTCCTCGGATATTCTTTTGCGATGCATCATCAGAATAGATGTCCAACGCGGCTCCGATTTCTGGATACTCATCCATATCCTCATACTCTTTATACCTACGTTTTCGTTCGTATTCAACCTGAGGCAACTTAGGAAGTCCTTTGGAAACTCCAATACCTGGAACACCCTCAAAGGTATCTGAGGTTGTAGCGGCATCTCCTGCAAGTCTTCCGCCTTTTGTGAACTTACGTCCCCTACGAGCAAAAAACTTCCCAAAGAAGCTTGAAAGAGCTCCGCTTCCGGTAGCTCCATACCCGGCTTTGAACTGGCCGAATTCAGTATACGATTCGTTAAGATTATCTTCGTTTAGTCTTTTATCACCCATGACATGTCCTCAGTGGTTTTATCATTATTAGATATGTGTATTGGAATATTATATTGTTCTTTAATTGGATTATCCTCGTTCAAATCTTTAGTCCCCATAGGAATAATAGGAGCATTATCTTTTAACTCCTCAAGAACAGAGGCTGCAAGGGCTAAGCTCATAACTAGGTCATCATGATAGCCGTCATCAGCCTGAACTTTACCGCTGTCGTTCACAATAAAGGTCATCAACTCATCAATTGTCCGCTCAGAATTAATTTTGAACTTGGAAGCTCGAAGAGCTTCCTCTAAAGAGGAGAGTACTCCTTCTCTCGTTTTAGTAGTGATCTGGATTCCAAATTCTCCTTTGTCATCCATCCACATGTTTTCGTACTCAAGAACATCAAATAGTTCTTGAATCAGTGCAATCCCCAAACCATTCCTTTCAACTACTAAGTGAGCCGTGTTATAAGCATCACCTTCTGATTTAATAATTTTTGCAAAGTTAGAGATTGGAGTGGTGTTTGAATAGAACTCTGCTACTTGCTCACCACTGTAAAGATTAATAATCTGAAATGCAGAGTAATCACGCTCTCTACCAAAAGAGGTATCGACGCTTAGCACATACTGGTGGTACGGGTCAGGCTCCCGAAATACTCTAAGTTTGCCCGAGTGTCTAGTCGAGTAGTCCTCGCAAGAATTTCCTTTTAGACGCTTCAAGGTGTTTCCATCTATAAAAGTATCTCCTGTGCCAAGGAATTCACACTCATACTCTTGAGCCCACATGCGTTCCCCAATAATAGGTCTATTCTCCTTAGCCCACTCGTCAGTGTATTCTGGATGCTCTCTCCAATGAAGGTCTAATACGTTAAAAGAATTTTTCTTTAACTCCGCATCCCGGTAAAGCTCGTAGTATAGATTAGACATTCCATTAACCGTTGAAATCAAAGTAGCCTTACCTCCGGTAGAAATTGTAGGGTATACCGCAGCCCAAAACTCACGCATCTTATCAACAAATGCAGCCTCATCAACAATCAAGTGAGATACAGATTCACCTCGTCCAGCACCAGCAGGTTGAGCTCTTACACGACTTCCAGTGCTAAGGTACAAAGAGTGTTTGTTTTTTTCAGTAATCTTTGGTTTAAGCCATACAGGAAGATCATCATACATGAGAACTACTCTGCGAAGAAATGCGGTAGATTCCCGATCTCCAATAGAGACAACCATAATATTGTGATTATTTTTGAAGATTATAGCCCAAAGGGAATACGCCGCACAGATAGTAGTAATTCCCGCTTGTCTAAACTTCCTAATAATGTTAAATCGGTATTCTTCAACTTCACTAATAATTTTTTCTTGAAATCGATATAAATCGAAAGGTACTATGCCTTTAATAGGATGCTCAATGTTTACGTAGTTTCTAATGAAATAGGCGGGATCTTCGGAGCATTTCCGAAGTTCTTCTAATATTTCTTCTTTTTTAGAAACCATAAAAACATCCTATAATAGTGTGTAATTATATAGAAAATGAAAAAAGTCGCTTTTATTCCAACTCGAGACGGTAAAATCAAAAAAACCTTAAGGCATTTCCTTGAACTATCCGAATGGAGAGTTGTTCCTTTAGTAGGGTTTGAGAATATCTTTGAAGCTTTTGATACTGGAGTTAAGGATCAGGATATTAAAGCGGATGATCTTGTTATCTTCTGTCACGATGATATTGAGGTTTTAACAAGTCCTTGGGACTTTAACTTGTTTATAGAAAAGAACTTAGAGGATTCCAATTCTGGATTTGTAGGTTTAGCTGGTACTCGTCTCCTCAGATCAAGTTGTGTTTGGTGGGAAGACATGCAGACTCCACATGCGGATTCACATCTTAATCCTTTAGCGGGAAGTGTTTATCACGGGGATAAAAAGGCTGAAATCTTCCAAACGTACTTTGGACCTTTGGGGGATGTTGTGGTAATGGACGGATTATTCCTCGCAGCGAAAGGAAGAACCGTGAATACTATCCAACTAAAGAAGCCTAAATGTTTTCCCGGGAATTGGGATTTTTATGATATCTTTTATACATCTCAAGCGCACATGAAGGGTCTTCGAAACAGGGTCATACCTTTACAGGTCATCCATTACTCTAGAGGGGAGATTAAGGGTAAGACCTCTTGGCATGAAAACAGGGAAGCGTTTGCGGACCTGTTCAAAAAGAATCTACCCCTCCACATTAAATAACGTTATAACTTTGTTAATATTTAAAAAATATTATATGTTTTCCAGATTCAGGAAGTTTTTTAAGTAAATTCATTGATTTATTGTCTGGTTTATTACCATTAATAGAAATAATGAGATCTGATCTGTCAATAACAAAATCTTCTGTGTCTGATAAAGCTTTTAGGGTCCCTCTAGCATTTTTAGGATTTTTTCCTACCGTAATAACCGAAGAACTATTTTCCATACCAAAAACAATTTTTAGTTTGTCTCTATTGTGAGTACTATTAAAATAACCTCGATAAGGGTTTACAATAGTATATGGGATATTTAAATACTGTAAAATCGTAAGGGATGTTAAATTTACCCCCCTATGAGGAATAATGTATACTTTCTTAGGATCCATCTTTAGAAGCAAGCTTTTAAGCTCTGAAATTACTTTGGATTTTTCTCTAATCCCTTCCCCTATAGATTTATTAGGAAATACAGTATCTCCGAAAATCCCAATAATTGGATTTTTTTCAATGTTATCGAAGAATTCTTGTTCCATTATTATATCTAGAAGTTAGAATAAAGCTGTTTACTTTCTAAGTAAGAACAATATATAAAATAGGTAATTAAAAAATGAAAGATATTTCTCAAGATTTTGTAAACACCCTTCTCGAAGCTAACGCTATGCTCCCTAAATTAACAGGTGGCGATGCTAAGCTCGGGAATGGTAATAAGTGGAGTACTCCAACCGCTAAAGGTTCTGGCAGCGATAGCCAAGAGAATCAAGGTAAAGGCTCTGGAACTGTTACAGGTAACCAGGAGAATGCCGCAGCAGCCTCTAAGGCTGGTCCTAGTGGCGGTGGAGAGCCTAAGAGCGATCCAGCCTCTGCTGGAATGGATAACTTCGGTCTTCCCTCTAACATCGCTAATAAGTGGGTTATGCCTAAAACTTTAAAAGATCATAAGGAGCCAGATACCCCTGAGGATAGAATTGGAATGCTTGAAGAAACGGTTCAAAGTCTTTGTGATATCGTAAAAGTTCTTGCTGAAGCTCGTACTAAAGCTGAAAAAGAACGTGACGATGCTCTTAATGCTAAGTTTGGGTCTAAGACGAAGGAAAAGGCGAAGTTCGACGCTAATGGAAATGCTTTGAATCAAGCTGCTCGTAATCTTATGAAGAAAGTTACCAAAGGAACGGGTGCTGCGTCCAAGAAAGCTTCTAGAGCTGCACAAAAGGAAGAAGATCTATAATTTAAATATTTAATTACTTTTAAGGGGGCTTTTTAGCCCCCTTTATTCTTTTATATTATATGATGGCTACACAAACTAAACTAGATCAAACTTATCTCGAAATGGCCAAAAACTGGTCAAATCTTTCCCAAGCCAATAGAATGAAGGTCGGATGTCTTATTGTAAAGAACGGACAGATTATTTCGGACGGATTTAATGGAACTCCTACAGGACAAAGTAATATGTGTGAAGACCGCAACGGAGATACGCGTCGAGAGGTGCTTCACGCGGAGTCTAACGCGATTACTAAACTAGCGAAGGGAACCAGTAGCTCCGAAGGAGCTACGCTTTATACCACTCTATCTCCTTGCTTTGAGTGTGCTAAGCTTATTGTCCAATCAGGAATCCGTCGCGTGGTCTGCGGTGAACTTTATCGCCTGGATGAAGGAGTTGATTTCCTTAAAACTTGTGGGATTACTGTATGTATCGTAGGAAACACGTCTGCGAGTAATGGAACCTGTTCGTGTGCTGATCCTTACGAGAGACTAACGGTAGAAGGGTCGTCGCCTCTTTAATTTGTGAACTTAGATCTAGCAGCCATTCTTCCGGCGGCTCGAAAGCTCTCTTTCCGCTTTTTTGCTTCCCTATCCTTGATATCTTTAACAGAGGGTACATCCTTCCTCTCGATTGGAGGATTTTGAGCTCTCATTTTTCTTTTCTTGGCAGGGTCCGTTACTTTTTTAAATTTACGGGAGGTTACGTAAGGGCCCTCTTTTTCAACTTCTTCTCGTTTGGACTCATCACACTTCAAGTCATCATCTAGCTCAGAGGGTCCCCTCTTCTTAGCTGCGATGGTACGAAGTCTTTTTTTTTCTGCTTTAGACTTAGATGATAGACCTAGATCAGTTTTTCCTTGAGCTACCATTTTTTCAGCCTCTTTTTTTGCTTTTTCACTAGCTTCTCGCTCTTTAGGAGTCATATCCTCCCACTTCTTAGCTTCCGTAACAATGTAATCCTTAAAGTTCACGCAAGAAACTCCTTCAAAGCTCCAATAAGATCTAAATTAAGGATCTGAAGTAAAAGTAGAAAAACTACAACGCGAGTACCAACTCTAATCAAAGAGTCGATTACCGCAGTAACTTCTCCAAATAGAATATCTAAACGCTGGGTAGTCCAAGCAAAACAAGCATCAAACTTGGCAACTGCCCAATTTAACACAGAACGTAAGGAAGAGAGTATTTTCATAATCAAGTTATATATGCGCCGAAGGCGCTTAACAGAACGCTAAAAGTTCTAATCTTTAGCAGATTCTAAAATCTTAGGTGTAAATTAATCAGATACTCTTACCAAGAGTGCCTGCTGGTTCGGTATGCTGCTACTCCAGTATTCGCAAGGACATCACCACTGGAGTTCACGTCTGCCTTCGGCAGATTATAAAGTCCTAAATATCCAATTCTACTGCCAACCTCATCTAGGATATCTGCCGTGTCCATGTACTCTCCAGAAGTGTCGTACGGACCAAAAAGTGACCCCAAGGCTCCAAAACCACACTTTGCAGTCCAATACATCATCGGACTTTGCGGGCACCCAGGTTTTCGCGGACCCATAGCCCAATACATATTATCAAGCAGGTCCTCAACCGGGTACATCCCGGAAGACGCATATTCGGTATACGGGTTGACGTGCCACTCTGCGAATGCGTTACTTGCGAAACAACTCTGAGTAAATTCCGAAGCTCCAGATGCATCATCCCACGCGACTCTGCGATAGTACTTCTGATCGGTTACAACTTCTCCTGCCGGTCCCCATGAAGAGGCTGTTAAATTCCCATAAGTACTTCCACTAGCATCGGCACTAGCAGCGTATACCTTAAGGACTTGAGGTTGTGACCATGCGGAAGTGTCGTAATGCCCCCAGTCTTTATAACCTTTAACCTCGGCAGTTATAAACATGGCAAGCTGAGTGCGGATTACTTGCCCCTCCCATCTAACATAGTCCAAGCTGCAATTCCAATCCGTCATCCGGGCCTCAGGTACTCTTCTGTAGCTTATACTTAGGGTTTGCTCCTCGATATACCACGGTCCGTCATATCCACTGGAATTAGGAATTCCTGATACGACGTTAATCCCACTGGCATTAGTGGTTACTTTATTAGTTGTTGGTTGGGAGGGCTGGCTCAATGGCATATTACTATATCTAGAGAAGTTCCGCCCCCCTTAACGCCATTTATTTAGGATTTCTTCCGAAAACTAATACCCATGGAGCATGTTGCACCCAAGTACGTTTCCCTAAAGTAATTAAGGCGGAGCCTTCCCGGAGCTGGAGGATTCCCGTTCCTCTATAATGAATCTTTGATCCGATGTTATTAATACTAGGAGGGTCAAATAATCCGATATTATAGTAATACCCTACAAAAGAATGAGCTGGATAAGTGTACTCTACTGAAGCATTAAAACCTAAAACAGAACGTTGAGGCCAATGAAAATGAAAATTTGGTTTATGTAGAACAAGCCCAGTCTCGTGAGTCTCGCCTGGCTCATCTCTTTGTAGCATTCTAATAAAAAATTGAGAACCAGACATTCGAAAGGTACCAATTCCATTCGATAAGGTCAGACTACAATGAGTGAGAAATTCAATATCGATCTCATGCTTATAAGGCTTATAAGGATCATGGAATGCCATAGATTCCTCTGGCTCTTCTGATGCAGAATCGGAATAAGATGGTATATTACTGAGAAATCCTACGAGGCATAGGATTAGTCCTAGCGCCAAAAATTTTTTCATTTACTTGGGGAGTTTCTCTCCGACCGTTTTTACGGGTCTAGCTTGCCTCATGGTTTGTCTTTGTTGAAGTCGTTGCTTGAGATCTTTAGGCTCACGGTCCTTTTTAGGGATTACCAACATACCTCTATGCTTTGCTCTTCGGTCCGCTCCTTTTTGCTTATGCTTCAACTTACTTTCGAGACGCTTTAGCACGGGGTTAGTAGCAGGATTTTTATCATCCTCCGCATCTATTCTTCGAAGTTGGCTTTGTTCTCCACCAGAACCCTCTTTAATCACAGCATTAAAAATTTTTTCAGATTCTTCTATAAGCTTGTTATGATTCATCGGAATTACTTGGGAAGTGCCCGTATTGCTCTATTGATGGCTTTACCCTTCGTAATGCCTTTAACCAAAGACTTCTCAGTTGCAACGTCTCCCCCGCCTTGGGAAGGTGTCATCAGCTTACTCTTCAACTTCGGCTTTATCTTTTTATCTTTTAGTGCCAATTTACGACCTTTATTACGAATACGATCTAATTGATCTTGCACCTCTCCATGATTCTTTTCCCCACTAAACTTTCCACTTCCAGCGAGCTCTCCAGATTTATAAATCCTTTGCAGTTGAGTACCAGAATCAGAAACTGCTTCCTTCAAGTTGGGATCTTGGTTGGAGTTTTCCATTTCAGATGCGAGTTTCCACTTTTTCTTTACGAGACGGTAACCTTTTCCTTTCGTGCTCTCAAGTTCTTTACCTTTTTTGAAAGTAGCGGGTTGACCTGAAATCGAACCATCATGCTTTTTATCTTCCTTCAAGTTGGGATCTTGGTTGGAGTTTTCCATTTCTACATCCGTAGGAGTATCCAACGCTTTCTGTCTTGCTTGCCGTTTCTTAGTTGCTTCCTCACGAGATATTACATTTGGCTTGTCTTTTGCTTTAGCATCAAGTGCTTCCCCAGCACGTCTCTTTAGTGCTCGGTAACCTTGCCTTATTTTACGTTTACCCCACTGACCCAACCTCCCGGCTTCCCGATCGAGAGCTTCTGCTCCACTCCTCCCCGCAGCTCCAGCTACATTCAGCGCAGCTCCACCTACTGCTTCTATTCCACGACCCAGAGCTCTAGCGGGTTTACTCCTAAGAACTTTTGCGACCGTTTGTCCGACACCTTCCTCCAATCTGGGATCTTGGTTGGAGTTTTCCATGGAAGGTTTGAAGGCTTGGATCCTATTTTTCTTTTGCTGACTCATAGGGGTCTGCGGACGTCTTACACGATTCAAACGCCTAACCAATTTCCTCGAAGTATCGGGTCCCGCAGGCTTTTCACCTGGAACCTTCTTCACGCCTCGTTCCGTACCTTGACGCCAATCGGGTGGAGTGCCACCCAAATCGCGTTTCGTACCATGAGGGTTTGGGTTCCGGTATGTTTCAGCAGACTGATCCATTTCTTTCTTATCGTCAGGGTCAGCGTGTATGGTTGGGTTTGTGGATCCACCTACTAAATCCGGACGAAGTTTTGCTCTCTTTTGCGATTGTGATAATTTGTATCTAGCTCTCGCCGTTTTCGCATGCAGGGGCATGGGTCCGGATATCCTTCCCGGCATTACCGGCCTAGTTATCGGTTTGTCCCAATTTGTGTTAGAGGTGCCTTTCCCTTTACTATGAAAAGAGGCCACATCCGGTCCAAGCTCTCCTGATCTTGCGAGCGCCTTAAGTCCTTTCTCTGTTAATACACCCTCAAAAATTTTTTCCGACTCTTTTATAAGCTTATCATGGTCCATAGTACTTTATTTAGTTAATGTGAGAGATGCAATTCTCTGTAATATCTTTTGAGGGGTAGTCCGATATTCCTCCCATTTCCACTATTAGCTTTAAATCCTGTTTCTTAGCAGTCACTCGCATTACCCTTCGATATTCCATAGTAGTTTCTTTAAGAGCCTGGGTGTATTTGGCAGTACCTTTCTCATATTCTCCTGTTTTGATTCCTTCGTAAGCAGGAATCTTATAATACACTTGCTTCGATTCTATGGTACCTACTTTATGGTTCTTCTCAGCGTCAAAATTTTTATAATCTCCATATCTTATTTGAGTTTGATCAATATATGATAAAGATAAGATTAAGATGAAGGCAACTAGTAGTTTCATTGTATTATATTTATAGCTCATTTTTTGTATTTTTATTGGATTTTATTTGGGATTTTATTGGATTTTATTTTTTTTCTAGGAGTCCCTTAACAAAAAAGGGGACCCTTAAAAGGGAGGCAAGATATCTGTATATTATGCGACCTGCCATTCTGGCATGGGACCCAAAGCGTGGTATTCTCCGGTGGGATTTAGGATTTTATGCTTGACAGGGACACATGGCGACGGTATAATATAAGCATGAAATACGATAATACCCCTACGATTACTCTCACGGCTCTCCCCCAGCCCGTTCTTGTGTCCTCTATGGTCATGGAAAATCTCGATGCTTTCGATAACTCGGATGCGTTTATCTCAAGTGCTACCTTTAAGGATGGCACACCTCTCGATAATAATCAATTGGATACCCTCACCGATTCGGATGCTGGCGGTATGCATCTACACTCTGCCGCTTGTAAAAACGCCTAGTTTTTACTTGACGCAAGTCTAACGCTCTGATATAATACACGCATGAAACAAATCATCACCCTCTTCTGGGACTGCATCCTCTTCCCCTTCGGAACGGACGAATACTAATGCCTCTCCCTCCCGACCTCTCTAAGCCCGCTTTTTCTCTGTTTCCTGAAAAGGTTGACCGTATCCTGAATGGTTTATGCGTTACCTGCAATGATGAGATTAGCCTGCAAGCATTAACTCAAATGGATGATATCTCTCGGAAAGAGTATAGTATTAGTGGAATGTGCCAAGTATGCCAAGATAGCGTATTCAGTGACCCAGGGGAAGAATAATGTGGGAGGAGATGTTTGACCGCTTGGAACTTACGGGACTGCTTGGCATATGCTTTATATGCGTGATGCTATGCTGTAGATGCTTGGACATGATTTTCTTCTAGCTGCCAAAATGGCAGGTCCTAGGCCGCATTTTCAAATATTTCTCATTTTATGCTTGACCTAGCCTAGAATTGTGGTATAATATGTTCATGATTACACCTCTCCTCCTCATGCTTGCTGTTCCGCAAGTAATTCTCACACCCCAACAAAATGAATTGGTCAATGCTCTTATCCTTGTTGAAAGTAATGGTAATGATAATGCTCGTGGTGATAATGGTAATGCTATCGGATGCTTACAGATTTGGGAAATATATCACACGGATGCTATCGAGCGTAGTAATATAGGGGGTTCCTATAAGGACTGTTTCAATAGGGACTATGCTATCAAGGTATTCGATGCCTATATGAAACGCTATGCTCGTGAGGCATGGACTAATCCCGCAAAATTCGATGCCGAGAAGGTTGCCCGTATCCATAACGGGGGACCAAAAGGCTACAAGAAACAAGCCACAATAAAATACTGGAAAAAGGTCTTGACGAAACTCAATCGCTAGGGTATAATATGAGCATGAACGACTCTGAAACCTTTACTTTCGATTTGTCCTCCTTTACCTCAGTAGGCAACCTCACCATAGCCGAAACCTCTGTAATCAAAGCCATTGCCCATACTTCTCAGGAAGTGAAAGAATCCATAATGAAGCACTTTTTCAACATGGAAGCAGATTTTGATTTCGAGGCTTTGTCCCCTCGGCAAGTGGCAGATGTGTTTACAATTAACACGCTGTTTGCTATAATGGAACAGAAAGGTGAAACGCTTGACGATATTATGAAAATAATCAACATTCCCGTGAGATACTACAATGCTTTTCAAAGAACTATCAAGGATTTACACGGGACGCTAACCTCCTCGGACTTGGATGAGATGTTCGAGATGGACTAGGAAGGGTATATTTTCATAGGGGCTTGTATAAGTCTAGGCTACTTTGTAGTGCTTCAAGTCCCGTTTCCTGCCAAATTGGCAGATATTCGGCCCGAAATTTCTCTGATTTTTTACTTGACAACTCACTCCCGCGATGGTATAATGATTACATAATGAAAAACCTAATCAACCTAAATTCAATCCGTGTCGATGGTGTCGATATGGAAGACGCTTTCGATTTCTGCGATGCTTTCGCCTGCTATGGCGAACGTGAGGATGGCACTCCTCTTACTGACCAAGAACTTGAAGATTTCACCGATTCGGAACTGGGTCGCAGTTTGGTCTACAAATTGGCTTGCGAGTCTGTAAACTACTAAAGATTTCCTAGATTTTCCTTGACAGCACCCTTTCGCTACTGTATAATAGAACACATGAAAATGACCCGCCAACACTTCCAAGCATTGGCTGACACCTGTGCTGAAATCATCGTCAATATTAATGCTGACAGAGACCAAACGGATTCTATCATATTGTCCTTTTGTGATATGTGCGAACGCTCAAACCCTGCTTTTGATAGTGGACGGTTTGTTAATTGGATTCAGGACATTTTGATAAAGAATTCCTAGAAAAGGCTTGACAGAACCTCTCAAATCTGTTATAATACTCTCATGAAATACATCATCAACTACCTCTCAATCCTTGCAGGTCGCTCTTTTGCGAAATCTTGGAACTCCGCAGAATCAAGGGACAACCAAAGATGGATAACCTTGAAAAAACTAGAAATCTATGTTGCTCTACGGCGTAGGCTTCCCAAGGTTTTGTCTATCCACGACAATAACCACGAAGGAAATAACTATCGCTCATCCAAGAAGCCTTACTGGGCAACTCAAGGATTCTAGGGGTATGTTTCATAGGGCTACAAGGGGGATAGCCTACCAAATAATCCCCCTACCTCACTCCTCCCATGCATGTAAACGCTCTGGACGGAGTGGGGTTTTTTCATTTTTGCGGGCCCAGGGCGCTGCCGTTTTAGCATGCTGCCCGGAATATTTGTTTTTTGAGATTTTCTGCTTATTTTACTTGATTTTGGCTCAGAATACTGTATAATGCCAATATGAAATACGATACCAACGACCTTCTCGGGGAAATTCACGATATCCCTGTGTGTTCTAATTGTGGCGATGATGGAATTCTTGAAATGGGCTCTGATGTCCAATCCACCACTTTTTGCGATTGCGACTCTGGCGAGGAAACTTTTGAGGCTTGGGCTGATGCTCAATCTCAGGCTGAAATGGAGTGCCACGAAATAGAGGAATGGTAGGAATTTAGGGGAGGGGGGCTTCGGCTCCCTTCCTCGGGCCAAGGGTCTGCCATTTTGGCAGCCTGGCTGGCAGATACTTTCTTGAGCCCGGTAAATTCCTCAAAATAGTTCTTGACCTGAGCCTGTGGATATGGTAAAATACTTTCATGAAAGCAAGCCCCAAACTCTCTAATGCCTCTAAAATGCCCTGTAAATCTTGGTCGCTTCCAGCAGTTACCACTTGCCAAGGGGCTTTTAAGTCCGATGGCGTTACCCTAGTCGATGCTTGCCAAGGTTGCTACGCTACTAAGGGACGCTATAAGTTTGGGGCTGTAAAAGACTTACGGGAATACAATATGGAAGATTGGAAGCGTAGCGGTTGGGTTGATGCTATGGTGAAAGCAATTGGAAAGGGAAAATTCTTTCGGTGGTTTGATTCTGGGGATATTGAGAATGAAATTCTAGCGGAGAAAATTGTAAGGGTTTGTAAGGCTACGCCTAATACGAAACACTGGATTCCTACCCGCACTTATAAAATTCCTAATATCCAAGCGGTATTAGAGAAAATGCCAGAAAATGTAGTGGTGCGATATTCTAGCGATAGCGTTATTGGTGGAAAGGTATCGGGTTCTCATACTAGCACAATCATACAATCCGAAGATAATTTTATCCCTTCCAAGGGTTATTCCTTATGCCGTGCCTTTGCTCGGAAAGGAAAATGTAAGGATTGTCGGGCGTGTTGGTCTAAAAAAGTTCATACCATAGCCTATATTGCCCATTAAAGCAAGCCCAGGGGGTCTAATCACCACTTTTGACGGGCCCAGGGTCTGCCATTTTGGCAGATCCCGGAACATTTGTTTTTTGGGATTTTCTTGATTTTATAAGATATTCTCTTGACTTGGGCATAGGATATGGTATAATACTTTCATGAATAACACGAAAACACCTGCTCGCCAAATTCACATTCGCAAGGTTCCTAATAACATGACCGCTCATACGGTGAGTTATGTTTCCAAAGGAAAAACCCATACCCTGCGATTTAACTCAAAGAACAACGCTCGCTCGTATGTTAATCGCAATCTGCGGAGTTGTGGGCATTATGCATAACTAATGAATATGGGGGGGCTAGGCTTATGTCTAGCCTCTCTTTCAAAGCACTTGGGGAGGAGTTTGGCACGGTTGTTCCAACTGTGTAGAACTGAATCGATGCAAAGATTCTTAATAGGTTCGCTATTCCAAACTCCCCCCATTTTACTCTTTGACTTTTTCCACGGGCCCAGGGTCTGCCGTTTTGGCAGCCACCGGATTTTTTTACCAGGGAGCCAGCTGCGGATCCGGATTAATGCTATTTTGGGGCTGGTGGATTTTCTAAAGAGGTTTGACTTTTTTGCTTGACATGGCTCGGAAATATGTTATACTAGGGGCATCTCTTTAATCTCCCCCCCTCCCAAAGTTTTTTAGAGAATTTTCACGCTTTTTGACTTTTTTACTTGACCTGAGCCAGAAAGATGGTATAATAGGGTCATCACAGAGGGACACCACCCTCATTCTCCTAAACTCGTAATAGGTAAAGAAAATGGCTAAACACAGAACTCCCCAACAGTTACTCTCCGAAGCACTTGAAAAGGTAAACGCCTTGAAGGTTAAGGTCGCTCAAAAGCAAATCGCAGATGACCCTCGCATGGTAGAAATTCTCTCGGAAGAAAAGACGGCTAAGGTCGAATTGGCAAAGGCTATGAAGTGGCTTGACCCAGAAAAAGGTCTTTCTGTCCGTATTGCTCGGCTTAAGAGCCAAGTCGTAGAGGCTGAACATAATCTTGAGAACGCAGAGCGTATCCAAGAGGAAATGAAGTCTAACTTGGATGATATCTCGGAACGCAAGCAAGAGGTCATCGCAGAATTGGATGTCGATTCTATGGTGGCAAATATGGACTTGGGGGAACTTCAATAGTGGCATATAGGGAAAAGAGGGATAGGCTCCTTGAGGGTCTATCTCTCGGCTCTCGGAAATGTCCTGAGTGCCAAGTATGCGGAAGTTTCTTTCTTTCAGAACGCAAACCTGTAACGATATCCTGTATTCATTGTAAGGGGGAATGGTCATTGAAAGATGACGGATATTCCTTGCGACGGGAAAGATGGGATAACATTACACCACACTACATCGAGGAGGGGGCTTAGGCTCCCTTCTTGCCAAAATGGCAGGTTCTCGGCCCGGATTTGACTTAAATCCCTGCCACATAAGCAGTTACAATCAAAAAATAATACCAAAATAAGTGCCAAAAATCAAAAATACTTTACAACAAATGTAAGTTCTTTATTGACAAGGGCTTACAAATATGGTATAATGCTTATCGCCAAGGAGGGGGAACCCCTCTTGGCATTTGTTCTTTTTAGGAGAAAATTAAATAAAGGTGATAGCCGTGGGAAATCTAAAAATTAAATTGGATTTCTCATGGCATTTTTCTTTTACCTATTCCCCATTTGACTTTTTTACTATGGGGTATCTTCTCTACTGTATTACCATAAGAATTAAATTTTTTTTGGCTGGAATAAGCACCCGTGGCTTAATTGGATAAAGCAACAGACTTCTAATCTGTAGAGTATAGGTTCGAATCCTATCGGGTGTGCCAGTCCTCCTTTGACTTTTTACTATCCGCACGAAAAAATTTTAATATACATATACCATATGTTGTGTGTGATACTTTATGAACCTCGGAAAATATTTACTACCCATACCATATATGGTAGAAACCCCCTTTGACTTTTCTGTTAAAGGGGGTTTTTGCTATTAAGGGCTTTGACTTTTTTGGAAACAAAAAATCAAAATATACGATTATGTTCGTATTTAATTCGAAAAGAGTGGTATTTCTTCGTATTTAATTCGGTTTATTACGATATTCTTCGTATTTAATTTTTTAGATGAACTATAGTTGAAAATTAAAAAACACAAAATATCAACAAATAGGAAAAAAAATAAGATATTCATACCAAAACATCATACATTTCTTGAACCATTATAACATACTCTTCTAAATCCGTAACCAACATCTACATATAAATCTATTTAATCTTTCCTTTTTTTAGTTGTATTCTTACCTTACTCCATACAAGTAATAATAGGTAATACTGGTGTGTATGTGTATATTATCCTATAGTAATACAATGATACAAATGAGGATAAATAGAATCTCTGTAAGTGTTATCTTGTTAGGATTATCTTCTAGTTCTTTACAAGTATTCTTACTATTGTCTCTATACTTATTACTCATTGTTCTCGGCGGGAAAAATTAAAATGGGGTGTCGAACTTACTCGTAGTAGTTTTCAGTTCCTCTATTTTCATCGCTGATAACTCAGCGAAATCTTCCAGAATCTCGATGTCTTTCTCCATCTTTGCCAACCTGAATAGTTGGGCTATTTGGACTATTAGAATCAAGACTGCTATTGTTATTAGTGCGTATTCCATTTTAGTAAAAGTTTTGGGTTCTTCCGTATTGGCAGAAATCACAATCTTCGTATTGGTATCTTAGTTCTACATGATACTGATGTGCTATTAACTGCTCTTCATAATACCATTCTGGTATTGAACAGGACATGAACATTCCTGCTATTATTAGTGTTGTTAGTATGAATGCTATTCTCAAATATGATAGCAATCGTGGGCTTGTTCCTTCTTCGCTGAAATTCATTTAGTTTCCTCCAAAAAAATGATTTTGGTTTTCTCTACACACTCCACAAATCAATGGTTCTGATACTATGTTCAATACCATTTGATGATGCTTATGTATATCGTAGTTAGATACGATAGTTACTTGAGGTTTACATTCGTAAAGTTCACCTTGTCCTCCACCCTTTCTTTCTTGAAGCCTAGAGACTTCAGTCTCTTGTTTCTGTGGTTCTGGTTCTGAAATTGGCATCATTTTTCTCGCCAAAAGTATTGTGGTTACTAGAAGAGTTAGGGCTACAAGGGATAACATATTCAGCCCTGCTTCTTCTTCTCTTCTCATTTCTTCTTCATACCATTTCAATTCTTCTTCGGTTCTCATTTATTTCCCTCCACTTTTAGTATATGTTGAGATAATACCTTTCATGGTATCCTCAAACTTCATTTTGATTAGAAACTCTCTAGTAGCATTACCATCTTCAACGGTAATAACAGTAGTTTTTCCTTTTTCTTCTGCGTATAGGATATGCTCCATATTGAACATTACCCTCTTTTCCTTAGTTCCCTTTGCAAGTAATCCTGCTTCGCAATCCCATGCTTCAACATAGAATACTCCGTGTGAAACTGTTTCAATTTCTGTTTTGATTGGCACGGTCATTGTTGCCAACATTATCATTCCTATTAGTTTCATTTGTTTATTTTCCTCCCGCAAAAATCTTCTTCTTCCCAATGCCAACCAACCCGTTTGGATTCATCACACAAAATCGCAAAGCAGGAAATAAAATTAAGAAAATCACCTGATATCTTTGATGCTTCTTTTGCGTGGGGAGAGTCGATAATGTTTAAGTAATCAGAAATATCCATAAGATGTGAGTGAACATCACTAAGATGAATATTTATTTCCTCTCTAGTTTTACTCTCAAATAAATTTCTTATGAAAATGTGTTTGGATTTTTGTTCTCTTATGTAAAACTGCTCACCTGTTATTCCTTCTTCTTTTCCCTTTTTTTCGTAAAACTTTTGAAGTTCTTGGGGCATTGTGTCGTATTCAATCATTACTTACTTCCTTTTTTTGTTTGTTGCGGTAATCTGCTTTATCAGAAAAAACATTTCTAACTCCACAGGGTTTTCCACCATCATTTTCTGTGCGTGGGATTATATGCCAATGCAAATGCTCTATTGTTTGTCCTGCTCGTATTCCATCGTTTATTCCAATGTTGAAGTCGGTAGCGAAAGAACACATCTGTTTTGCTTCGTTAATAGCATGATATAAATCATTCCATTCTTGAGTGTTGTATTGGGAAAGATGAAGCAAATGGCGTTTAGGTATGACAAGCAAATGTCCTTTTGTTATTGGATATTCGTCCTTTACAATAATGTGATGGTCAGTTTTTATGCCTGTGGTATCACAAAATATACATCCTGTAAAACAATCGTTACACTCAATCATTACTTACTTCCTTTCCTTATTAGTTCCGATACTTGGTATCTGGATTTATCCTTTCCCATCCAAGTTCTTTTCTTTATGAAAAACCTTTGGATTTCACCCTTATCCCCATCCGCATATTCTCCATGCAGGACAATAAGAGAATCTAATTTCTTCTGTGCTTTTCTCTCGTTTGAGAATGTTCCGTGGCTTCTGTATTTTGATTTCATTTCTTTAGTTTTTTAGATGTTTTATGATTATCATTTCTTCTTCGTTATTTTGGTATGTGCTTGAAGAAGAGGTTTGTTGAACCAGTTTCCATTGATTGTATTCTGAACATAGAACACAATAAACATTATCCCCAGTATGCCTTTCCATTACTTGCCTATGCGTGTCGATATGAAATACTTGTTTTTGTAGTTCAGTTACCACCATTTTTGTTTTTATCGTAGCGAAAACATTTGCTACAAGTAATCCTGCAAGCCCACCCATTAGTATTGCTTTTTTCATTGTGTTACCTCTTTCATATTTTCTGATTCCCAAACAACACCTCCAGTTTGTAAGTCTATTATTTGTATATAAGCATCCGCATTTCTATTCCAAGTCAGTATATGATTTGCTTTGTTGATAGCAAAACCTTTGTAAGTGTATGGGTAGCCGTAAGATGAGTTTATAGGAACCCATGCGTCCCCCCAATACCTCTTTTGCTTGGGAAAATATGCCATTATCTGAAACCCTTTACACATTTTACAATAAGGAGGAATTTTCATCTTAGCACCGCCAAAAGTAAAAATGCCAAGCATACAATCGTCCTGATAAACGCAAATGTGCTGAACCATCGTTCACACCAAAATTCAAATTCTTTTAGTAAGTATCTCATTAGTAATACTCCACCAAAATAGATTTAAGTTGAGAAACCAAAAGCGTTACATCCTTTTTGGTCATTCCCATATCTCTTGAGATTTTAGAAATGTTTAGGCTTCCGTTAGGCTTTACGAGTTTGTGGTCGGAAACAATCATTTCAATTAGCCTCTCTCCCTCTTCTGTAATCCCATCTACTTCTGCCAACATACTACTCACATCAGACAATTCATATTCTAACGCAGGGTCATGCTCTAAAATTTCTTCATTTAGAGTTGCGTGTCGATTTATCCCAAGTTTCTTTGTGATTTGCTTTCCTTGATTATTCTTTTTATTCCAAAGAACAGATTTGATATACTTATCAAATTCATCTGTTCCAAAGAACTCGTCAAATAACTTTTCAGTTTTTCTTTCATATGCTTCACAGGCATCTAAAGAAGAAATATAAAGTTCTTGGACAGAATCCTCAAACGAATTTACTACGGAATCTCCTCCAATTCTATGAGCAATAGTAAAGATTAACCTTCCATACTTTTTCTCAATTTTCTTTAATTGGTCATTTGTCGTTACATATTGTTTATCAGTCATTGTAATCTTCCTCAATGTTATTAGCAATTAGTTCTTGTTCGCACAATTCACATTCATCACCATAATCTTCTGGGTCATCGTGCCAACCTTGCTCATGTAAAGACTCTACTGTGATTTCTTTACACTCATCAGAAACACTTCCGTTCGTTGCGATACAAGTTCCCTCAAACATCATTCCCAGTTCTTCATACTGTAAAGTAAATGTTAAAGACGGGTATTGCTCTATAAAAGCATCCATCATTTTGATTGGGGGACTCCATGCTGTATCAAAAGAATATACTGCTTCGGTATCTCCATTTCGGGACATACAAGTTTCGCAAGCACCCCATTTCACGCCCCAATTATTATTTTCCCACAAGTAACCAGATTCTACACCTTCCATTCCTTTTTCTCCATTGTAACCATTTTCAATTACTTCTGGAGGCATAGGAATAAATTGGTTAAAATCAAATGGCGTGAAACCATCTTTTGTATTTTGCTTCTCAGGCTTATATCCGTATCCTTTTGCTGTTTCAACAAAATTATCTACTTCTTCCTTACAACCTTCAATCGTTAGTATGTTAGAACACCAGTTTGGCATCGTTATTCTCCTATCTCAATTTCAATTTTTTTGTTACCGTTACAAGAATGGCATTTATACCTTCTGTAACCTTTATTTTTTTCTTCTTCAACGCCCTTTCCTTTACAGAGAGGGCATTTAATTTCTTCGGTTTTCTTAGCATCCCAATCAAATTCTAATTGGGAACGCTCATAAGGAAAATTGAATCTTTGTTCATGTTCCTCATAGTTATCAAAGATAGTATCTTTATTCCAACAAGAGGGCATTTCTCCTCGTTGAGAAACACCCCCATTCCAATCAAAACAAGTTACAAATTCTTTTAGAATGTTTATGTCATCCTCAAACAATTCATATTCCCCTTTAGGGACATCCAAATGTTTTGCAAGTTCTAAAGATTCATCTAACTCAAAAGCCAGTCTACCAAAAACATTTCGTAGGCGTTTACTTATAGGATAGATTTTCATTGCGACATACGGTATTGTAAAATTTCACTTTTCAAGACATTCAAAGGCAATCCCCTCAAAGGAAAACTCAAATCAAGGTTCCAATCAGAAAAATCCATAACTTCAGAATATAATTCTTGTGCCGTATTGTAAAAAGAAGTATTTTCATATCTTCTTGACAGCATTGGAAAAGTAGACGCTCCCAAGTCTACATTTCTATTCCTTCGATAAGAATATCTATGGGTAAGTTTTTTGTGTTCTTTAGTGGAAACCACATCGTAAGCACTTTCTTTTACAAAGTAAATAATATCTAATAACTTATAAATTACTTTGCGATATTCACAATGCCTGCTAGGTTGAGCGGTGGAGTCCTCTTTCTCTATCATGTCATAAAGATGTGAGGTTAGGTCTAAGAGAAATCCAGTAGGAATTACTAATTCAGTTCCTGCAAGAGTATAATTCGTTTTCTTGGAATCTAGAATAGAAATTTTTCCTATTGTTGGACATTGAAAAAATTCTAACGAGTCGCTCTTGAATTCATCTAAATAGGCATTTCCAGTATCTTTCCATCCCAATAAATCTATTGTTTGGGAAAGTGTATGGTAAAAAGAACTATTTGGTAATTTTCCTCCCTTTGTAAGTGAAGGTGTTTTCTTTTGTCTAAAGTTTTTTGGTGTGTTAGTCATTTTTATTTATTGGACGCTTTCATCCACGAATCGAGTTAGGGTCTTGAACATGGCAGGAACAAAATCTCCTTCTCCATCAGAGAAGATTACATCCTTGCCATACATACTGGTTAATTCCTTTCTGGCTACATCATTACCTAAGCAAAGTGAGAGATTAGGGACACCTCTAAGATATTTCGATTTCATCAGACCAGTATCTGAGTTACCAAAACGAAAATGATTTGTTCCTAAGTTAATATAAGTTCCACCATCAGTAAGGTTGAACACAATCATATTTTTAGTGGTGATGTTATTTTCTGCCCAATCCATAAGAGCAGGTAGAACACTATATTCTGCCGTATAACTTCCTACGCCATCTCCATCAACAGTAATAGGAGAATATGTGTTTAGTCCTAGTAGTTTATCAAAATCAGAATTAGTCTTTGGGGTTGTATTAGTGAAAATTCTTGTTAGTGTTGGGAATTGACCTGCTACCCCTAAAGACTCAGATTCTATCGCAGGAGCAGATTTTACAAAAATTTCTACTTTGAGTTCATCCTTTAGAACATTTTTTACTGATTTTGCGAAGGCACTACAAACAGCATTACAAGTGTCGATTCTACTGAAACGAGAACTATCTCTACTGCTCATACTTCCTGAACCGTCAATAAGCATTACGATTGTAGTATCCGAAGAAGGAATATGCTCATACTTAGAAAAGATATTATCGCTAAACGGGTGTCTATACGCAATTCTAGTATTCAATCTTCCTTTAGTGGAATTTTGTTTTCTAGGTCGTTTAGATTCTAAAAGCAAACCGATTTGCCTAGAAAACCTAGAAAACAAAACATCTCTGAATCTTTTAAGGTCAGGAGACACTTTCTCTTCAAACATAAACTCTGATGAGAAAGTGGCGTTTTCTATCTTTCTCGGCATAATTAGTTATCTTCCCCGACACAGTTTTGAATTACTTTGATTTCCCCCTCTTCGATAAAGAAAGACAATCTTACTTGTTCATGGTTGTAGTCATTAGAAAGGAGAATGTCTGAACATGAGTAAATATCACTATCATATGTCCACTCTCCGTCATTATCCACAGAAGGAATTTTCATTCCGTCAATTTCTTTCTTCCCCAAAATGTATTCTTCGGCAATCTCTGGAATAAGAGCATTTGCGATTGAAACAGAGTTATGAGAAGAAAAATCTTTTCCGTATTCATACCCTTCAGAAATTAAGAATTTGATTGCGGAGTCAATATCCTCCATAGAATCAGAATCTACTCCAGAAGATGCTTTCTTGTATCCTCCATTTCCTTCTGCTAATTGACGAGCCTCAGATATTTTTCTTCTTAGTAAAGACGGGGGAACATTTTTGTTATAATGGTTGGTAATCTTATCATCTCCTTTCCTAAAAGACCTTTCCATATACTTGTATTCTTTACTTTGGGAACCGTAAAGGGTTCTCAAAGAATCTAAAACTTCGCTTTTGCGTTCAGATAGAATAGTAGTATCATGGTCGAAGGCAGGAACAATATATTTCTCATGTTCAACCTCATAATCATCAACATCAGAATTAGGAATTTGAGAAAGAGCAGTTGGACTAAGAATTTTCGCATCCTTTAGGGGATGTTTCATTTCATAGTATTGTAAAGTTTTTTGTGTAGCCATTGGTGTTGTTAAACGGGTTTCTGGGTTTAAGACTCCTATATTATACCAGAATATGAAAATATATCAAGTATAAAATAGGAAATCTTGGTATTTATTTTTTATTTTGTGTCATCGTAAACTACACAGGCGTAATTTACATTTTTGCCATCAAAACACTCAGTTGTCTGGTGAATTTTGATACGGGCGTAAGAGTCTATTTCAAGAATGGTTTGTATTGGCAAGATAGGAGGTTTTGTTTTCATTACCTTTATCATTTCCTCAGAAACCTTTTTAGAGTTTTGACTGAATTTAACAAGTCCGTCCCCCAATTCTTTATCATCAAACTCAATTTCTCCGCATGAAGAAAATGCTTTATTCTTATCTCCCTGCGAATGTTCTTTAAGTTGTTCTTCAATGCTTTCTTTTATATCATCACCAAGATACATATCCATTATGTCTATACCTTGTTCATCTTGCTTTTCAGAATTACCAACCGTATTGTTAGAGTCCTGATAAAGATTTTCAATGTGATTTCTCAATTCATTCTTGAAAGCGTCAAATACCACAGGGGTATATTCCGAAGGAGAAGAATTTACAATAAACTCTTTATCCCCAAAACGAGAATCTATAAAATCATCGTGAATTACATCTTTATGATGAAATAATAATCTGAAAACTATGTTCATCAAATTATTTTCATCTAAATCTCCTTCATCGTATTTTTCCTTAAACTCTTTTCCGATTCTATCCGTTTGCTTGTCTAAGTATTTTTTCAAGTTGGGAGGTGTTTTCTCGTCAATACGAATATCCTCCACAGCATTTAGAAGAAACGCAACATCATCACAAGCCTGACGCAAGAAATCAGCATTTGGATTTTGTGGATTATCCGACATGATATCCGCAAAAGATAAACTGGAATCTGAAAGGACTACATCTTTTAGAGAAGTGTAATATCCTTTTTCAGTTTCAATAAATAACGAATCTAATGCCTTACACACAAACACAAAACATTTTAGCCAGATATCCTTTTCAGAGTCTGAAAGTTTAATGTGGTGAAGTTCGTGAATCATACATCCAATAGTTTCATCTACACGCCCTTCTTGTAAAAGATTTGTAGGAATGATAACTTGTCCGTTTGCCACACTTGCTCTAGCACATCCATCTTGTTCAGTTGGAAATTCAACCGAAAGTTTTTTGTCTGGAACAATGATATCGGAATAATGCTTAATAAGCATTTGTATATCGTAAAGTGTCTTGGGGGACAAAGAGTTAATCTTTGCCCCTCCAAGCCACCTTTCCATAAACTCAGCATCTACTTCTTCGATGCCGTCAAAAATGTTATCTTCCATTACTAAGCCGTAGCAGTTTTAGTTTTTTTGTAAACTCCAAGAGAATCAGCATACTCCCGTAACACATTTGCGTCTGTGATAATAGAAGAACTATCTTGCTTGAAGATGGAAAGAATAACATGGTCGAGAATTTCTCCAATAGTAAATTTCGATACTAAAGGCACTACATCCAAAATCATTCTCGTTGAGAGGCGAGCAGAAAGTTTTGACTCGTCAAACATTTTATGTGAGTAATCATATAACTTGAAAAGTTCTGTTGAAGCCTCGGCAGTCTCAGAATCAAATTGCTTTTTCACATAGGTTTTCAATTTATTTCCTTTGATATAAGGAATGTTGAAGGTTAGAAAACGGTCTTGTAAAGCACGGTCAATACTACGAGCAGAAGAATATTCAATTCCAATGTTAGCCGTAGCCAAGAACTTTACATTATCCGCTACTTGAACAATACGCTCATCATCTTTTTCATCCACACGAACTTCTTGGCGGAAATCCAAAATTGGAAAGATAATGTTATACGCATCATCAGAAGCACGGGACAATTCATCCAAGATGATAAGCGTATTCTCTTCTTGAATTGCTTTCAGGAAATCCGCTTCTTGAAAAACAGTATCGCCGTCTTTCAATGTGAAGTATCCCAAAAGAGAAGAACGGGCATCTTGAGTAGAGCCACAGTTGATAACTACTGGTTTTAGTCCAAGTTCCTTAGCAATCTCGATTGCCAAAGTTGTTTTTCCACATCCAGTTCCTCCAGTCAAAAGAGTATTTTTGCCAGAGTTTACGAGTTCCGTAAGAATCTTTTTCTTTACGGGGTCAATTACGAAGTTAGAAGCCATTTTTGTTTTGTTTATGAAACGAGTTTATGAGAGGGGTTTTCCCTTTCTAGGTGCTACCATTATACCATAATATGAAAATATATCAAGTATAAACTTGGAAAAATACCAAAAAAATAATGCCCCCCAGAAAGAATCTAGGAGGCATTTACAAAATTACTATATCCTAGTTGTTGTGGAAATAGCGAATCCGACTCGTCTTGAAAGACTTGAATGGAGCAGAAACTCGATTCAACACAGCAGACTCTTTCTTGGTTAAAGGCATACTGCGACTTGCATAACGATTCCAAGTAGACTGAATTTCAGTAATCTTGGCAGGAGACATTCCCGTAATATCAAACCCTTTCAGGGTGTTTTGGTTTTGTGCGGTTACAAGAACTTGACGATTGCTTTCAGAACCGTTAGAGCGGTATCGGAAAGACTTAGAGTAAATTGGTGTTTTAGCCATTTTTTTTATTGTTTAAGATTTTTGTGAATGTAGGGTCAGGGCGTTCCTTTTTTATTATGGTTAGAAAATCAGGTTAGATTCTTTCCTTCTCTAACTCCACTTAGGAGTGAATCAAAGGCGAACCTCCCTTTCCCTACAGTATATTAAAGGGCAAAAGTAAAAAAAATATCAAACTTTCTCGTATTTATTTCGCAGATATTTTTGCTATTATCTTATAGATAAAGGGTTTATGACTACTCGCCCTCGTCTCGCCCTATACCTAAAAGAATTATGTTTAGAACCTTAAGTGCTTACCCTTTAATAGTGTAAGGAAAGTAAGCATTACGATGTTTTAATATTTTCCTAAGATTTTTTGTTCTTTTTGTGCTAATGGGAAAAGAGTGAAGGAATCCTAAAATATTATTAGGATTCCTTCGGCTTCTAAAACTAAAGTAGTTTTGGTTTAGTGGGGGTTTTTTCACAAGATACGACTGCCAAAATGGCAGGCTTTCCGGCTCCCCTAAACAAGTTTCATTTCAGGCGTTGTGTCCTCAGAATTTTCAGTTTTCATATCCTCATCGGATACACCCAAAAGTTCTTGTAGGTCAGCAATCTTGGATTCTACAGTTTTTTTATGAGTCTTAGCATTTTCAAGTTGTTGAGAATGATTTTTGATAAAATCCTCAACGCCATCAATGCTTCCTTTATATGCTTTAAGAGTATCCATAAGGTGTTCTCTAATTTGTTCGTTCATTTCCATAATTTTATAAAATTGGTTTTGTGTGTGATTTGACTTTTTTAGTCGCTTTGCTTTTCAGTTTCAGAAACACTTTCCATCATTTCGGAAAGCATTTCTTCCATGCGTTTCATTTCTTCTGTCCAAGACGGAAGTTGAAGTCCAAAAGTAATTTCACGAGGAACTTCTAAAATCTCTAACTTATCAGTTTCGTTGATTTTGAATCCCCAGTTACTTTTATTTTCATTTTGAGCCTCTATCATAACTTCAGCATCCTTTTGACTTTTATAGACTGAAAGAATTTTTTCGTTATGAGAAGGAGTCCCATCGCGTCCTAATTCTTTTGCGATGAGAAGATACAGATATTCCATTGGAGGGTTATTGTTTGACTTTTTTGACATGTCCTTTGACTTTTTTAGGTTAAGGGTTTTTCGTAGTATATCACATATACAATATGGGCAAAGAAAGACCATAGAAACATGATACTGGACCACGAAGGAAAAGATGTGATTGTCATGGCAACTATAGAAATTACATTTAGAGCTGACAGGAAATCTTTCATCAGGGTATTGCTTTGACTTTTTTGCACCTTGCTTTGACTTTTTTAGGTATGATAAAAACGGAGATGTTTTGTACTATTGCTTACTAGCGCACTGGCACATCTCCAAAGCCTATTAGTTTGTGTTGTTATAATATGAAGCCTCTGCTTCATCTTGTGTATTTGGTGTAATCCATCCACACGCACGTCCAACTCCAAAAATGACCAGTACAGCCATTGCAACTTTCCATTTGTTTTCTTTCAAAAATTCTTTCATAATATTATTTGGTTGATTTAATTAGTTTTTCCAAGTACCACTTGGCTTTTTTAAGGTCTTCCATTCCACCTTTAAGCTTATATCTAGTGACATACTTAACGATATTACCTTCGCAAAAATTCATGTTGTTAGAAATAATATAATCTGTGGTTTCAATACCTTGGTTATAGTGAGGCGGATGATTTACAATATCCTTATCCTCTCTACTCTCATAGTGACGTTGAATACCTCTGAGATACTCTGCAGTCTTTTCATCAGCCGCCAAATGTTCTTCTTCTCCTGAGGGACCGTAAGACTTGCTCCAACGGTCTTCTCGGTGATATGATTGGTCGTCAGTCATATACTATTAAAGTACCTTTAGTCCAATAAAAGTTTAGGTTTTAGGTAAGTTTCTATAGAAATATTAGAATCTTCCTTTACTATGACCTTAGCCCACTCCATGGCTTCTTGAATAGAATTGAAGTTCTCGTTCACAATCTTTCCATCGATTACAACACGAAATCTCTGCTCTTGGTTGTTTTGCTCGTTCACACTCTATTAAAGGTCTTAACTGTCGAATTTTAACACAGTTTCTAGGATAATTGCGGCAACTTTATAAGGGTCTATGTTCGCACAGGGTCTTCGGTCTTCAAGATAGCCCTTTCCTTCCTTTTTTACATGCGCAGGAACTCTTATACTTGCTCCTCTATCAGACACTCCCCACGTGAATTCATGAACAGGAGAGGTTTCACATTCTCCTGTAAGTCTTTTAGCAATTCCCGTCCCGTACACTTTAATATGTTTCATATGCCTAGACTCTAGGCGTTCAATAGCATGCTTAATAAATTCGTATCCACTAATACCTCCCTCGTCATCACTGGTTCCTTCTCTCATATCTTTAGTGGAGAAATTAGCGTGACATCCCGCTCCGTTCCAATCCTCCATCGGCTTTGGGTCATAGGACACATTTAAACCCCTCTCCTCAGCCAATCTCTCTAAGACATATCTTGCAGCCCATAAATCATCAGAGGCTTTTAGAGGGGAGTTAGCGGCAGTCTGAAACTCCCATTGTCCCGGCATTACTTCTGCGTTTATTCCGTGAAGGTCTATCCCTGCTTTAAGGCATTTCTGCAAATGTGTCTCTGCGAGTTCTCTGTGAACTATTTTACCCGTACCAACCCCACAATAATAAGGTCCTTGGGGGGCTGGGACTCCTTCTGTAAAGCCAGCGGGAGTATTTCCTTTGAAAAGGGTGTATTCTTGCTCAAAACCAAAAATAGGTTCTTCCTTTCTGGTCTTAGAGGAAAGAGTTTCTAATTTTATTCTAGTGTTGCTCTCAGAAGAAGTTCCATCAGGCTCGTACACGGAGCATAACACAATAACACCTTCGCTCATTAAAGGATTAGTGTAGATTCTGCAGGGCTTAAGAACGGAGTCAGAATCACTTAAAGTGCCTTGATTAGTGCTTCCACCATCAAATCCCCACTCAGGAAAATCGGAAGTCTCGTAACTCCCAAGAGCTTTTGCCTGAATATCCTTTAAAACTCTAAGCTTTCCCCTGATTTGGGGAAATCCTTTTGTTCCGTCGAGCCAAATATACTCCGCTAACATAATCGAATTATATATCTTTATTCGTCGGGATAAAACAAAAGAAAGTTCCCTTTCTCTTGAAAGGAAACTCCCCGGGACACCTCAGCTGGCTTAATAATATACGGATAATCTTCAACATAATATTCACCTAAAAATCGTTGAATACGGGACACGGGAGTTACAATAGAACACCATGTAAGCAATTGACCTGAAGGACGAAGTACCAAAACTGCTCTCAACATTCCTATAATACGTCCCGTCTTTAAATTAATTACGGGACCTCCACTGGTTCCAGGGGCTGATTGTGCAGTCGTAAGAAAAGATTCTTTGTCCCACTCCAACATCTCAATGCCTGAAATATGACCTCTAGTAACAATAGGACCAATCCCTTGAGGATATCCTACAATAGCTACATCTGTATGATAATTCAAGTACTCGGTACCTTTTTCAATTTCAAATATTGGACACCTTGGCTTGTCCGATATGAAATCATATACTTTGATTAGGGCTATATCTGCCTCAATATCAATCTTCTCTAGAGTACCCAATGAAAAACTTTTCTTTTTGTTTATGGAAAAAACTACTCTTACAGGAGGAACCGGAGATCCATCTACAGGAATATCCTCTTCAAATACATGAGCTGCAGACAGAATTTCGTAATAATAGGATTTGGTTACAGGGTCAATTTTATGCCCGACAACAAAGCCGGTACCAGTTGCAAGTCCAAAATCTACCTGAACGGTAGCATTAACAGCATCCTCGATAGTTTTTACTATTTGGTATCTCTCAGTAAGAGAAACTTCTTCGATAGTGTCTTCGACGATGACCTGCGGGGAATTGCAAGATACTAAAAGTCCTAAAAGAATTGCAAGTCTTTTCATACATTTTATCTAGGTAACTTGTTATACAGAAACCACTTGGTAATATACTGTCGCTAGAATATAGACTTGAGTCGTAGTTTCTTCATGGGTAATACCTACTGCTGTATTTGTAGGTATTGCAACTCCATGGGAAAACATTGCGTTATGTGTTGCTGTCATTTTTCCTATATGTGAGGCACTATAGAAAAAAGGTTCAGTGAAGGCTGCGCTCTGGTGAAAATAGATTGTAGCCGCTGAACTGGCACCTGAGCCTCTCGTGGAACATGTTACTCCGTGTATAATGTATTTTAACTCAGCTCCAGGGGCTGGCATTAATTCCGCCGACGCGAGGGAGGCTGGGGCGGCGGTTCCCGAGAAATTTATGGAACACACAGAAAAATAAGAATCTCCTGGTTTCGTTGCTACATGCAAAGCACTAGTAGACACGGTAGCCATAGACCCATCTACACCAGAATTAGTGAAATCTCCAACTACAAGAACTTGCCTGTAATCCCCAGAAGAAGCGGGATCTCCTACTTGAACGGCGTCGATGCCATATGTGCCATCAGAGCCGGAGACATTTACCGTTGTATCAGACATTGTCTACAGTATAAAAAACGTTTATGCTAATAACTCTATTTCCTGAATCGGTGCCAAATGTAATGTTTAGCGGTTCGGCATCTCCTACAGAGATAGGCATATCTAGCACGGTCCAATCGGAATTTCCAATGTTAGTAGTACTGTGGCTTCTCATGCTTCCTATATGAAAATCTTTAGACCTTCCATCATCATGCAAAGCATACCATACCCCTGCAGTAGCCGCAGTGGAAGTATACCCTACGTGTAGAGCCCACACATTAATTGTTTTTCCGCTTGCTGGAGCGGCAATGATTTCATCGTCGTTTTCGGAGCCTGTAGTCTTGACGTAGTTTACACAGGTTAAAGATTTAAACTCCCTAATTCTTGCTGTAGAGGTTTTTCCTGCAAAAGTATTCCCTCCTGAGTATGTTGGTAATGCCATTATTTATTACCCCTTAACAACTGTGTAGTGAAAATTAGCATAAAACTCACTTCCCGCCGTAATATCGGATACATTTACAGCTACAGAGTCACCTTTGCTGAATTTTACAGGCATAGGCAATGTAAAATTATTCATAACTCCCGGATTTCCTTTCAAAGTGGAAGTAGCCCCGATTTTATCCTGATATACAACTCCCTCTGTAAGTCCGCTGACAGAATATGTAACACTTGTATCGGCGGTTGATGGATTCCCGGCAAAAGAGAAAGACCCTCCCCACATGCAAACATGCTCGTCAGATTCAGGATCAATCTGAATGATATTTCCTGCGGCGGTTCCTGATGCAGAATTAACTTCCATGCTCAAGTATTCTTTCTGGTGTTGGGTACTAGGACCTCCGGCTCTGCCGTGTCCTCCTGAATATGTTGGTAATGCCATTAGTTATAACCTCGTTTTATATAGAGGATTTCATGGAGGTATCCAACGGATATTCGTAACCTAAATTCAAATCGGCTGCTAGAATCTTAGATACTTCAGGATATTCAGCTTCTGCGAGGGTTACAAGACTTTTTCTGCTAGTTCCTACGTTAAAAAGACCTTTCTTTTTCTTTGATATTAGCTGAATGATTTTTTCGGCTATAATGTCCACCCAATCTTTGGAGGTGTATACATCATCAAATACTGCCTGAAGTTGCTTTCTCGCAGGTCCCCATGTTCCTCTCTTTATAAAGGAAGTTCTAATAACCATATCCTTCTTAATATCCACATAACTCTCTCCTGCCAGCTTTGTAAACCCGTAAAAGGTGGTAGGTTTAGCAGCATCTTTTACATCATAACATCCATTAATTCCAGGATACACATAATCAGTGGAAATATAAATTAGCTTGGCTTCATGAATTCCTGCGATATACTTCATATTGCAGGTTCCATTAATATTAACGTCTATTACTTTTTGATAATTCTTCTTTTTCTCTGCTCCCGGAACATCTGTCCAAGCGGCAGCATGAATAATTACATCAAATCGATTCTCTCTGGCATATTCATTAACCCTAAGAATATCCTCTACAGGAAAGTCTTTATGTGAAGGAAGCAATAATTTTGCCCCTTTGGCTCTTAGCAGTGGAACAAGCTCTTTTCCTAGAGTTCCATTGCTACCTGTCAACAATACAGTCAATCCGTCTAACTTCATCTTTAAAAAATCCTTCCAAACATAGGAACATATAGTCACCAACACGCTCTTTTAGGTATTCACAATCTAGCTGATATACTCTATCATGACCTCGTCTATCTTTAACGTGCTTTACCTTAACCTTTTTGCCAAGGGCTTTGGATGCCAATTCTATAATCTCTAAATTTGTATATCCAAAACCAGAACCGATATTTACAACATCAGTCTTTCCGTTGCTATTCATTAGGGTATGAACGAGACGAACGTTATCATCTACGTGCATCCATTCTCGTACCTGGTGACCATCTCCATAAACTGGAACTTTATCCCCTTCACTAATAGATTTGAACAGCTTAGGGAGAAATTTTTCTTCGTGTTGATTTGGTCCGAAGTTATTACAGCTTCGGGTAATCAAATATGGAACTCCATATGTTTTGTATGCCGACATTACAAGCATTTCTGCAGAAGCTTTCGTGGAGGAGTAGAAAGAGCTAGGCTTTAAAACATGGCTCTCACTTGCCCCATACTTCTTTACAGTTTTCATATCTCCGTAAACTTCATCCGTAGAAATCTGTACAAAACGTTCAAAACCTTTTAAACCTCTTTTCAATACTACTTGAATAAGGTTATACACTCCTTCAAAATTACTTTTTAGAAAAGGACTGCCATCTTCAATCGAATTATCCACATGAGACTCTGCTGCAAAGTTCACGAGATGCGTGAAATCTTTTGGCAAATCTTTCAATTTTAAATCACAGATATCTTTCTGAATAAAAGAAAATCTATCATCTTGCCAAATATAGTCTTCAATTCTATCTCTGTCAGCAGCATAGGTCATTTTGTCTACACAGACGATATCGCTTTTCGTGGTATCGAAAACGTATTTAATAAATCTAGAGCCTATAAAACCGGCTCCTCCAGTTACAACAATAATATCTTGGGTCATTATACAGTTAGGTTAACATTTTGCTCTTCAAACATTAGTCTAGAAGCTTTATAAAGAGATTCGGGGGTTCCACAATCTATCCAGGTTCCGTGAATTTTCTTTACGCTCAAAGCTTCATCCTCGAGATATTTTCTGTTAAGGTCAGTAACCTCTAACTCATCTCTCTCGGACGGTGATAGTTCTGAAATTCTATCAAATACTGTAGTGTCATAAAAATACAACCCTATAACTGCATCGTTGGAAGGGGCAACTTCAGGCTTTTCAATAATGTCCTTAACCCCATCTCCTACAGGGTCATACTCCACTACTCCAAATCTTTCAGGGTCAGATACGCTCTTAGTAAAAATCATTGCCCCTCCAAAAGTTTCAAACTCTTTTACTGCGGAGGATATATCATCAAAAATCAAATTATCCCCTAGTACTACGGCACATTTGTCTTCCCCCACAAATGCTTTGGCTTTTGATAATGCGTCTGCAATCCCCCCATCACCTTCTTGGTACGCATAACTTAAGGAGTCTAACCCAAAATCTTCCCCATTCTTCAGAGTTTTAATAAACCCTTCCATATGGTTTGAAAATACAATAAGGATATCTTTAATACCTGCATCAACAAGAGTTTTGATTGGGTAATACACCATCGGCTTATCGTATACCGGAAGAAGGTGCTTATTGTTTGAATATGTTAGGGGGTAAAGACGGCTTCCTTTTCCTCCACAAAGAATTACTCCTTTCATAAGCTATTATAGTGCCAGGATTTAAGAAGTGTTTAATTATCTGAATTTTCTTTAATCCATTGAATATCTTTTGCTACTTCAGCCATTTTAATATTCAAAATCGAAATATTCGTTTCGATATCCTCTAGCATACCTTTAATATCTTTCTCATTCGAACTAAACTCAATTCTCACAGCCTCTATCTTCTCTTCATTTGCTTTGATTTGAGAGTTCGATATTCCCCATGCGGTTCCTGCAGCAAATAGCGTAATAATTATCGTGATTACGTTACCCCAAGTAAAATTTAAACTTTTCATTTTTTAGTTTCTTCTATGGTAAATGTGCTATCTTTAAAGATTGCTTTGAATTTAGCACAAGTGCTTCCCTCAAGAATTTTATCTGCCAATTTCAGAGTAACATTCTTTTTAATAAAGCGTTTAATGTTTCTTGCTCCAAACTCCGCAGAGTACGCATTATCTACTACGTAGGTAACGAGCTTTTTTGTAATATTGATAGGTAATTTGCGAAGATTTAGCTTTGCAATAACTGCCGCATCCTCAGGCGTTAACTGATTAAAGTATACTACACTGTCAATACGATTAATAAATTCTGGAGGAAATTCTTTCTTGAATGCACTCGTAATCTCCTGCCTTACTACAGCAAAAGAGGTGTCGGCATCTTCCCCAAATCCAATTGCGGTCTTGTTAACGGAATCTTTTACTCCTACATTACTGGTAAACAAGATTATAGAGTTAGAAAAATCTAATACGGCTCCTCTATTGTCCATTATGGTTCCTTCGTCTAGGAGACCCAAAAGAAGATTATGGAGCTTATCACTAGCTTTTTCAATCTCATCAAACAGGATAACCCACTGGGATGACTCCTCTGCTCTTTCTGTAAGAATACCTTTCTCGTTGGAGCCAATATATCCAGGGGGACTGCCGATGAGTTTAGCGTATTCATGGTTTCCTGCGTATTCCGCACAATTAATCTTTAAAAGCCTTTTAGGGTTCTTTAGGTAATGCTCAGCGGTTTGACGAGCCAGCTCTGTTTTTCCTACTCCGGTTGTTCCGATGAAGAATAAGGATGCAAAGGATTCAAATCCCGAGTTTAACAGCTTGAACGTTTCAAACATTTCATTAATAGCTTGGTCTTGCCCTATAATATTTTTCGAAATCTTTTGTTTGATGGAAATAAGCTCTTTCATATTATATGGCTTTAATAGCCCCATCTCTTCTTCCTCCTCACCCTCTACGATATTATAGTGACTACATGCGGTGTCGGCGGTAAGCATTGGATACACCTCTGTAACGGCTTCGTAGACAGCCTCGTTAAATACGGAAACGTCCCCGTACTTCTTTTGCATGGCTTCGAATCCAACCACGCATTTTTTTACAATTAGCCGAACAAGACCATTGATTGAGAAATTAGGATTCTCAAGCTTCTTGTCCAGAGCTTCAAAAATACTTCCAATATCCTCAGGTTGTAATCTGCGTACTTTTACGAAGCAGTCAAGGACTTGGCTATAGACGATGTAGTGATCGGTAGTCATTATTATATTAAAGACTCAACCGATGAACAAATATCACTTCTTTACTTGATTAAAATCCTCAAAAGATAACTTGTCTAGCTCTTTTTCCGTAGCTTTCGCTGGCTGAGTCTTATCTCGGTGGATTGCGAGCTTTACCATAGTGTCTAACATTTTAATTTTTCGGTTGTTAGCTTCCATAGACAGCTCTAGAGCTTTGATCATTTCGGACTTTGATTTATCATCCTCTGGGTTGGCGTCCACCATCCCTTTATAATAATCAAAAGCCTCCAACGCACGAACTCTATCCTCCGCACAATCACGAATAATTTCCTTCCCTACAAGCTGAATCCTATTAGGGGAGAAATAAGGTTTGCGAGGATGATAGGTTGTTGCCATTACTTATCTTTCTTGAAAATCTCAGAGAATTTTTCTCTCATCGACTTCTCTTCCTCTTTCGGCTTAGAAGCTTTTTTAGCTTTAGCCTTTTTAGCCTTTTTAGCCTTAGGCTTTTCTTCTACCCCTTCTACGCCTTCAAGCTCTGCTCGTTCTGCTCGTTCTGCTCGTTCTGCGGCAAGGGTTGCAATTCTGTTTGCTCTACGTTGTCTGCTGGATACCATAATTATGTGTCGGTGGGCTTGATTGACCGTTTCTTCAAGATTGAAGGGGTTACTTCGTCTTTAGAGAGGCTTTCGGGAGAAGAACCTCCATGCTTTACTTTTGTTCTCTTGGAATACTTCTTGATTTTTGCCATGTCTGTACTAAGAGGGAATCCTTTTACTACTTTATCGGTAGACTTCTCTCCCCAAGTACCCTTGGTGATTACATAAATCCTATCAGACTGCGGAGTAGTAAAAATTTGACCGTAGTTGGAGGTCTTTAGGGCTTGTCCGATAGACTTAAAGGATGGAATCTTGGATTTTTTAGCTTCAGCCTCTCCTTCTTTATTAGGAGAAGCATTTTTAAACATAGAGAATTCTTCTCTAAGTACTTCCATGATTTTAGCGTCCGAGTATCCGACAAATCGTCCACTCTCAGTTTCCATTTTAGCCTCTGCAAAGAGCCTAAACTCCTTGTCAAAGTCGAAAGCGTCCATGGAAGATTCGTATTGTGAATTGAAGAGATGCATAGTATTCCTTTTATATACCCTTTCACTTACCCTTTTTTCCTTTTTTGCATTTCGGGCAAATATACTCGTGACGATCATTAAACCTGTCAGAAGTTAAAATGGTTCCTATGCCTAATCGAATAGTTTGCCTCTCCCCACAACCGGCACATTTTACTCCGTGCCACTCATACTTATCTGATTCTTTAATACGTCCCATTATAATTCGTATTCTGGGTCATATTCAGAACGTATAGGCACAACGTGACCCTTAATTTTGTACTCTTTAGCTTTCGGCTTAACTGCTTTATTCTTTTCCTCAGGGGGAGGGTCTAATTTCCCTGTAATAAGAAGCAAAGGCCCTAAGAAAAATCCCCATACAAAATAGGCAATAATCCCTATAAAAATAACAAACCCCAAAAACGATTCAATCATCACTTATTCTCCGGTTTCCACCACTCATCATCCACAAAACTTAAATGTCCAGCTCTTTCTTCATCTGGCTCATTAGGGTTATAGTCCTTAGTAACCATATAAAGCAAACCTACAGGCTTATCTCCTATGGCGGTAAGTCCATGCCATTCTCCTGCCTTAATATGAATAACTGCAGGGTTATGCTCTCCTATGAAAAATTTTTCGGCTCCATTTTCATCAGAGTAAACTCCTACCTGAGCCATGCCTGTAAGAACACAAAAATAATCATCTTGATGTTTATGTCTGTGCCAGGCTTTTACAATTCCCGGATACAAGATAGAAAAATTTACTTGCTGTCTGCTTGTTAATGGAATCTGAGCATAAATGTCATTTAAACTCCATCCTCGAGAATCAGCGAACTTATTAAGAGATGTTACTCTCGGCATGTTTTAATCCTTCTGTTAATAATCGAACTTCTTCCAACTCTCTTTCTTTCTGCATCTCACCCAAAAGGCTTTTTACAGCTTTTACTTCAGAGCTAAGTCTTAAAATAACAAGCTCTCTCTGCTTTGCATCCTCTTCTTTTTTACGTTTTCCTTCCGACCTTAAAAAAGAAATATGTTGGTATACCTGGTATAGAGAGATTCCAATGAATGCTCCCATAATCATATAAAACGTGCTATTGTCCATCTTCTAGTTTGTCTGCGATTTTTCTGTCTAGGTCTCCCTTTCGATGCTTGGTCTTACCCTCATCAATAGAGAACCATCCCTGTGTTGGCTTAGTCGCAAGTCCATCTTTATAATAGGACTCGGTTAGTCCGTGCTCGGAAACTAAACCTTCATCATATAAAAGCTTAAATTCACAGGTTTGGAACGGTTTTGTTATTTTATTTTTTACAGCCTTGATAGTTCCTGTAATACCTAGAGGGTTTTTACGGTCATCAAACATTTGGTCGCTCTTACTCGATGCTGTTTCTAACGCGGTTCCACAATAGTAAAGAAGTGCCTTGCCTCCTCCTGCCTTGGTACGAGGGTCCCCAAACATTACTCCCACCTTGCTTCTAATCTGGTTAATAATGATTAAACCTGCTTTATGCTTTCTTAGCAAAGTATTAATTCTTCTTAGGCATTGCCCTGCTACTTTAGCTCTGAGGGCTCCTCCCATCTCAGAGTTCTTTCCAAAACCATCTGAAAGCTCTTTATTGGTAGGGGATGTTCCAATAGAATCATACCCTACGAGAATTGGGGTTTTAGGGTCTTTCTTGCGAATTGCCAAAATTGATTTTTCAATAAACTCAAAACAATCCTCTAATGATTCGGGTTCTGCGTAGATTAATTTGCTCGTATCTAACCCAAGTTTCTCTGCGAAGTCTGGAGAGTACGCATGCTCATTGTCTACCATTACGGTATAATAACCTTTCTTTTGGGCTCCAATAAAAGCGTGGGTGAGGAATACGGTTTTTGCCGTACTACTTTCTCCGAAAATCTCTGTAATACCCCCAATAGGATATCCTCCGTTGTAATCTCCCGAAATTACTTTGTTAAGGGCATAGGAACCTGAGTCCACGTAACCAAAAATTTGGCTTTCTTTTGAGAGCACCGAAGCGTTCTCTAAATCCTTACAAATATCATCTAAGATGCTCATACTATATTAAAGTACTTTTACTTGAGATTTTATACAATTATATGTAATTCCTATTCCTTTTTGAAAAGAATACTTACAGTATATTCATCCAATGATCAACCATTTCCGAAACCATACCTTCGAATGTGTACTTAGGTTTCCAATTTAGTTTTTTCCTGATTTCCGAAGAATCTCCTTTTAGAAAATCTAATTCTTGAGGTCTAAAAAACCTAGGATCTACCGTAACATAATCTTTATAGTTTAAACCTAACAATGAAAAGGTTACATCGCACATCTCCCTAATAGTTCTACTTTCCCCCGTGGCAACCACCCAATCAGAAGCCTCTGAATGATTACTAATTAAATGCATGGCTCTTACATAATCTTTAGAGTGACCCCAATCTCTAGACGCATCTAAATTTCCCAAAGCTAAAGTATCTCTAATACCTTTTTTAATTTCAATTGCTCCTTTTACAATCTTATTAGTGACAAAGTTTGATCCTCTACGAGGGGACTCGTGATTAAAAAGAATGCCGTTACAAGTGTGCATATTATACGCTGCTCTATAGTGACGAACCAAATTGTACCCCATTACTTTTGCACAGCCATACGGAGAAGTGGGCATCATGGGGGTAGTCTTTCTTTGGTAACCATCCTCATCAACAGAGTTTCCAAACATCTCAGAGGAACTAGCCTGATAAAACTTTACATTGGGAACATGAATGCGGCAAACCTCAAGAATATTCAAAACGCCAATAGCATTCGTCTGGATTGTGAATGCGGGGACATCAAAGCTAACTCTTACATGGCTTTGGGCTCCAAGGTTATAAACTTCATCGGGCTTTACCTCTGATACAATTCTATGCAGGGAGTGAATGTCTGACAAGTCTCCGTAGTGACAAGTTACGTCCAGATGAGCAATCCTACTGTCTTGATTTTCCGCTACTGAGTTGCGACGAACGATACCATGTACTTCATACCCTTTCGAGAGAAGGTACTCTGATAGATAACTTCCGTCCTGCCCAGAGATTCCTGTAATTAACGCTACTTTTTGCATGTTCTATAATAGTCCTAGGTGTTAAATATTTTCATATTTCTTAGATCAGGCCAGTCTTTCCATTTCCATTGGCGAGGATTTCTATTTTTCGCCTCTTCAAACTTATCTAATCCGTTCTGTGCAGTCTCAGGAGTCATGTAATAATGATATCCCATACTACTAATATCTTGATTTCTCCAGGGCTTATCGGGAAGTCTGCCGTCATAAGACATCTTTTTAAGATTTAAAGCGGCAGATTCGTTATCTGTTAGGATCATACCTCCTCTCCCTAAACTTAAATGTTTCTGGAATTGAAAACTTAAGCACATATAGGTTCCAGGAATATAGCTATTTCTAGTCCACAATACAGCTGCATCTATAACTTCAGGCGTTAAATAATAGTAGTCTTCCCACTCCTTTGTTGTCCACTGCAACTCTATTCCTAGTTTATTAGCTAGAAAAGGAATAGAAATATAGGTTCTAGTTGGGACTGTAATTGACTCTGCACAGGTATATCGCAGAGCTAGTTCTACTCCATGAGTGCAGCAATCTACAGCAACTCCATAAGGAGCTCCGTAGAACTCTGCTATGGTATTCTCAAATTCTTTTACCGTGTTAAAATTCATTCTAATTAAATACCTTATCTAATTCTTGGCCTTCGTAGGGGCCGGTTTTATATTCGTATACTAGGGTGTTATCCTCTAAAATCTCATAGGTATGCCCTCCTTCTAAAGTAAACGAGGCATCTCCTGCTTTAAGTATGTGCGTTTCTAAAGGCTGCATTTCCGTGTCAAAAAAATGCACTTTTACACTACCTCGAATTACTACCCAACTTTCTTGAGCAATCATTTCCTCAAAGCAAGGCTTCTTCCAGATATGTTTATGTGCTCTAAAGGTTTTGCCCTTATCCATCTTTAAATAAGCACACTGAATAAAATTATCAGGCTCAATTAACTCCGTCCTTCCCGAAACTAATTCAGACGCTCTGTAAACACAATGAAGCATTTTATTATTCAATTTAGATCTAACTTTAACTATTTCTTTTTCAGCTTTAAGATTTTTCCTATCAGCAACGTCCTGTGTTTTTTTTATAATTTCCGTTGACGATATCCCTTTAGTATACTTAACATACTTCATAATACCCAAAGCTAAAGGTACTTTATGTTGTTCTTCAAACTCTGGGCTGGGGTCATCTCCGTGTACAACCACATCTATGTTGTGCCTATCAATAAACTCCTTAGTAATCATCCTAGGAGCGTTTTCTATAATCTCATCCACTAGTCTGCAATTTTTAACAATCTCGTACCTATAGTTTTCTTCTATGACAGGTTTTCTTTTATAAGATTCTACTGTGGCGTCCGAATGAACTCCAACTATCAATAAGTCTCCAAACTCTCTAGCCTGTTTAAACAAATTCAAATGACCTACATGAAATAAATCACCTACTATATCAGCGTATACACGTTTCATTAAATTTCTCCATTATAAAATTAAATTTATCATCAAAAATAGAACTCATAGTAGAAACTCTAAAACTGTTTTCTATCCCCTTTACCCCCGCATATATGACCAACCCCCGATCATACAAAAAGTCTCTTAATTGTTCATACTTCATAGTAGGATGTTTGAATCCTATAATAGAATTGCTGGGTAAGTAATTTATTGATTCTATTCCCATCTTAGAAAACTCTAAAATTAGTTTATCTCTTCTCTCGTTAAAACACTCTTGATGGTTGGAAGTTATTTCTAGAGTAGAATGTAGTGCATATACTGACTGGACAGGGAGGGTGAACGGTATACTTTCAGATGTATACCTACTTAAATCACAATAATAAGATCTACCATGACATTTCAGTCTCTCGTCCCATATTACAATGCCAAGGCCGGGGGTTGACTGCAAGCATTTATTGCTACAAAAAGAAATTACATTGATTCTATTTAAAAAGTCATCATATTTAGATGCTCCAAAAGAGGATGTAGCGTCAATAAAAAACTTAGCATTAGGATACTTCTGTGCTAGTATTTCTAAAGGGAAGTGTTCACCTGTCGTAGTTTCATTCTCTACGAAATAAACACATTTATACTCTTCGTTAGGTTTAACATCTCTGATGTCTTTAACAGGAACTTCAGTATACTCTACACCATAAATCTTCAGCATGTCTACTGCCCTTTGCCCGTAGATGCCAGCATTGAGCACAACCACTTTTTCATCCACAAGAGAGGAAATCATTGCTTCCATTCCAATAGTCCCACTTCCCCCCAATAAAGCAATCTTAAACCCACATGAGGAACCAAATCTCTTCAGTAATAGATTTTTAGTCTGCTGCAATATACTTTTAAACTCTTCCGTCCTATGACAGACATCAGAGCCGTTAGTCTGGGCCTCTTTAGTTTTATATCTCGTATTAGTTGGTCCTGGGTTGAGTAGTATCTTATGCATTTAAAAAATCCTTAACCCTTTTTGTATTTTCTAAACACTCAACCTCCACTCTAGGACACTTTCCGTCATTGCTAATTTTATAAATCTTAGTAACTCCAGGGTAGTTCTTTTCCAAAAATGAACAATCGTAACCTCCAACAGACTCATGACAACCATTATCTAATACATAAACGAATAAGTTAGGCAAGTTTGCATCACGAATGCTATGAGTAATCCCTAAATGCATTAGTAGTGCAGCGTCCCCACTTAAAACTACAACATCTTTAGTTGTATTCTTAGCAATGCCCAAACCAATACACGGGGCAATACCCATGCTGCCTTGCATATAGAATATGCTTTCTTTGTCGGGATATAAACTATACACAGCCCTGGACATGTAACCAGTGTTGGTCACGTAAACAGCGTCACCATGCTTTTCAAATATCTCTCTAATAGACTCCTCTCTAGTTAACATTATTACCCCCTTTAACAATGGTGTAATTTGTGTATCCAATCAACTGAAGTAACTTTTCATCAGTTTCTCCCATAATTCTATGTTGAGGCAAAGTATGTCGATGCCCAATGACTAAACAAGGTAGAATACCATAAGGTATACACAAACTAGTTACTGGGTTTATAATGTTACCCAAACCAGAGTTTTGCAAATAAACACAAGCCTTTTCACCCGCTAATTCTGCTCCTACAGCTATGCCAATCGCTTGACCTTCATTGGTTGCAATGACATGCCGTAGCCCAGAGTTTATAATATCGTCTTGAAATTGTTTTAACGCACTATCAGGAACTCCAGTGAAGAATGTATAACCTTCACGCACTAAACTATCAAACAGGTTAGGATCCATATCTTTGCTGGTTGTCCTTAAGTTGATCCACTCGAATCAATTCAAATATATTTTCCATCTCAACTACATCATCATTAGCAGCAGATAAAGAACCTCCCTCATGTATCTTTTTAAAAACATCCTGAATTGCTTTTACTGCCGCTCTAACAGAGTAGTTAGCGTAAATTACCAAACTAAACCCTGCACTGTTTAATTCGTCTATAGTCACCTTATTATACGTAGTAGGCACACAAACCAAAGGTGCGCGAAGATTAGCTTTATGATACGCATCAGCAAATTCTAAAACCTCTTCTGGAGTCTTACTCTTGCTGTGAATTAAAAACGCATCGCACCCAGCATCGTTGTACATTTTAGCTCTCTCTAAAGCAACCAACTGACCATGACCTTGAATTAGAGCCTCTGTTCTAGTAATGATTGCAAAATCTTTATCTAATCTTTTCTCTACTGCTGCTTTAATCTTGCCGCACATAATCTCTGGTGTTTCCAAACTTTGCTTCATCCCATAAAAAGAACACCGCTTAGGAGATGGATTATCCTCAAAACACATAGCAGAAGCTTTTGCCTTCTCATACTCTCTAACCATTCTAATTGTATTAATAGAGCTAGGACCACCCTCATCAGCGTCCACCAAAATAGGAATACTTATCCTGTCACTAATCTTGCTAATAGTATCAAAGTAATCAGTCGTATTTAGAATGTTTGCGTCTGGTAGAAGGTTCCATGCATGAGATTCAAAGCTTGATACCCATACCCCATCATACCCCGCTCTCATAGCTAGTTCTGCTATTAAAGGGTTGTTGGCCCCTATAACAACATTAGTAGCTTTTACGTCATTTAATAATTCTTTTATAGTTTTCATTTTGATCTATTAATCATTGTCATTATAAATATTGTGATTAAAAGGTATTAATCCTTTTTCTCCTCTAGAGTCAGTTTTAGGATCTGACCAAAGATTGTGATAAAAAGAATAGGACATAAACGTACCTACGTCATTATAAATGTAAGGATTCATAGTAGCGCCTTCAAAAAAAATACTCCACAAGTCCTGCGCCTTATCCCTATTATCGTTGCTTAAAAACTCTTCCTTATGCTCCTGACATATCATATTAATACAGTCTCCTACGTCTGCCCGTCTAATCATTCCTTTTTGTATAAGATTATTACCCCAAGGATGAGCATACTTACAGATAGCTGATTTAAAGTTACTATTAACAAACTTTTCTATGTCCCCACTCCGTAACCCAATTAAATCTCCAGCAACCATAATGCAGTCTCCGTCTACAGACAAGGCTTCTTTAAAGGTGCTGTACATTCTCTGATCCTCTGGGTAGAGTATTTGAATATCATTTAAATTTTCTAGGTGATCTCTTAGTTGATTATTGCTTTTATCAATAACCACATATAATTTTGTATCATCTATTCTACACTTATTGATTACTTTATCAATTAAAATCTCCCCATCAAAAATCTCTAAATGACGATTTCTTTCGTATTTGGGGGGTCCAGCAGCAAGTATAATTATATTCTTCATATTAAAACTCAATTAGTCTCATGTAGTGCCATTGCGGATATAAATGTAAAGGGTTACCTGGATCCTGAATCATAGAGTTATTATCAGGAATTTTGCTAACAAATTCGGATAATGTAAGGTTGCCTCCTCGACTGCTGCCGTCTTTCCCATCCCTATTATTCCATTGAAAAAACCCATGCTTTGCTTTTGAGACAATGGTATCCAGATATCTTCTTGCCCATGAGTCACTCATTTCGGAAAAAGCATAATTGCTAATCACATAATCAACATTTTCAATTTTAGTTTTCCACTCATCAAAATCTTTGCACGAGAGAAAATTAACAGTTTCTGTTATACCTAAAAGAGCGAGGTATTTCTCTTGCAGGGTCGTTGCATGATGTAGGTCAACTAAGTTGTATGAGTTAATTGTGATACCCATGAATTCTGAAATTATGTGAAATAAGTAGCATTGTCCCCCATAACCACACCCTATTTCAAAAACATCAATATTGTTCTTATTTTGTTTTTTCAGGTTATGAAGCATTCGTAAAGCGAGATACAAGTAGCCAATGGTTGTTGGTGAAAACTCACTATCGCCACCACAGTAGTTAAGTAGTCTTGAAAAATTATGCTTTGCCGTATTACCGTGCCTATCATTTATTCTTATTTTATCCCAATCCAACTCTTTTAATATACTCGGGTATTCCTCTAGAAGCAGGGAGACGTAGTGTTCTCCTAAGGGTGCAGATGTATGTTCTAGTTCGTATGTGTAGTTTGGATCCGATTTAAAATTTTGAAAGGTATCATCATCAGTAGATGCTTTTTCACATACTAGCAAATATCTATGATAGCTTTCATCTTGTTCTCCCAAAGTCTCTTCTTTTATATAATTCATGTTAAAATTCTCTTTTTTAGTTTATTACCTAATGCATGAGCCCAATGCTCTACGTTTTGCCATCTTCCTGCCTGATACCCTTCTTTTTTCTTGATTGGGATTGTTCCATCGACCATCCATACTTCGTAATTACTGTCATTTCTTGCTCGTACTGAGCCATCAATTTCAAATTGCCAAGGGGTCATCCCATCAGTCATGTATTTAAGAAAGTACTCCTTATTCCAAAGTGAAAATTGCGTGTTTATAGTATAATTGCTTCCCTGAACTTGTTTAAACAGTTTAAAGTCTCCCCAAGGACACTCAGTAACTTCATCTACCAATTTTACTTTATAATGCCAACTGGTTTCAAGAGTGCAATCATTTTCCTCTGCGCCATCTGTAAGTTGAACTCTCCCTATTGCCCCATTATCTTTCATTCTTCCCAACAAGTAGTTAATGTATTCAATTTTTGGTGTATCATAAAAGAAAGTATCTTCAGTTCCATATAGGAAATAATCATCATCACAGCCTAAAAAGTATCTTCTCAGGTCTGTTGACCACTCGGAAACATCCCCCTGCTCACCCATTGAAATAAACTTACAATTTTCAGGTAATTCATACGATGGTTTATTATAGCCTAAAACTATAAGCTCTTGCTCTGGAATACACTGATTAAATATATGGATGAAGACCTCCAAGCATTCAAGATGCTTGTTATTAGTAGACACATAAAAAGGAACATTTAGCTTACTCATAAAATACTCTCCACTAACTTAACATCAACTAAATCTTTGGCTTCCCCTCTATGGGCCTTTAAAGATTTCACAACGTCTAATGTAGCAAACTTTATGTTGTTCCAATAAAAATGGTTATTAGGGTTGAACAAAATGTCATCTTTATGCATAGGATACTTACTTAACTCATTTTCATGTGAACTAATGTAAGAGCTACCTTTAATAATATGATTAGGATTATAATGGAGATAGTCTAAATCAGCACATTCTCGCAACCCAAACAAGGACATCACCGCACTTCCTGTTACACAGAAAAGATCAGAATTTAAATTATTACCTTCAATAGTTCTCTTGTACTTATTCAATTCAATACTAAGCTTTTCCGAAAAATCAGGATTACCTTTATTCAGGAAATAAACACTATTGGGATTGTATATTACTCTTGCTAATCGTAAAGTCTCTTCATGAGTATCATTAATGTGGACTGAAGACTTATCAATATTATAAATACTCCGAATATTCGATTTAAGCGAATTTACTTTTTCTAGGTCAGCCTCTTCAATTAAGATAACACGAACAGGGGTAGAGCCCCAACATAAGCCTGCTTTAATCTTTGCTCCAGCTATCGGATCTTGTGGTGTGCTTAACCAAGATTCCCCTAAATACATTTGGCTCATAAATCTGGTAAATCCAATTTTTTCTAAAGGAACTACTGAATCATAAACAACTTCGGTGGTAGAATATATTAAATCAGTTACTGCTTCTTCCTTAGAAGGATCTCTCACGGGATGTAAGGTAATAACTTTAGTACTAGGTTTCAGTTTAGCATACTCTAAAGCTATAAAATCTAAGTGCTTTTTACCTAAACCTAAATTTCTAAAAAAAGCAGAGCCGCAATCAAGCTGACCAGCAGAGGGCTCAGTAGTCTTCTGTGTTCTTAAAGTTGAATTAGTAATGTAAGCTGCCGCTGTTCGGTGCGATCCATTTAAGAGGTGTCCTTCTGGAGTAGTAGGGACGGGGTAGTTTTTATCAAACCCGCTCTCTCGCATAGAAGCAATTAAATTATCAAAACACTCCTTAAATTTTTCAAAGGTATTCTTATATGGATTATCGTACTCCTTAAAGCCATTCCAAACACGTAAATGTTCTTTGTAAATATCAACTGCAAAATCAGTCTTTAGTTTAGCCTCTTTATACGAAGCATACAAGAATTTGGGGACTAAATCAAAACGATAAGGAGTTAAGAGGTTATATCCAAAATTAAGGGGTCCGTAGGGGGACTTACTTCTAGCAAAATTAGCGTGTTGGTGTTGTGGATTGCTTTCCCTTTTATGATCGTTAAGAGGATTATCATCATTATAAACATAATTAATACCCTCCATAAATTTAGTGTGCCGTTCTGTAGCCATCTCATACATGGGGGTCATAAAGAATACATCTCCCCCTCCATCAGAATACCAGCCCGTATAAGTGTATAAATCTTCAACCTGAATGCTACGCCACAAAAACGCTTTCCAAGTTCTTAGGTGAGACATTGTAAACACACTCGTCCTGCATTGAGCTACGCTTCCTTGTTGGGCAAAGCCTTTACGCCCATCTGCATATCTAAACTGCCCAAAAGCAATCCAAATCTCCCCCTCTGAATAGGTATCAATCACTCTGTCAAAAACACCACTATCGGGCAACCAATCGTCCCCATCAACTTCGACGCAAATATCATCATCCTGAACTTGATCACTCCTAATAATTTGATCGTAGTTTCCAGTCTGGTAATACTTTTTAGTATTTTGAACTATAAAGAACCTAGGGTCATCGCCAATAGATTTTTTAGCTTTTTCTACTGAAGAGTCCGTTGACATATCATCTAAAATGAAACACTTATAATTATCATACGTCTGGTCTTTAATAGATTGAATGCATTTATCAATCCACTCTTCACAATTATACAAGGTCGTTAAGACCACTATTCTCTGAGAACTTTGTTCCATTTTTTTAAGTACAGTCATACCTTTAGCAGTTCCTTCCATTTACTCAGTATATCTTCTGAGGTCCAATATCCCGCTCCAGATTCAGCGGAGTCTAATCCGTGATACCTAACACCTGCTTTTTCACACTCAGGCTTAATAAAATTAAAAGTCTCACTGAGTGAGCTATGATAAACATCTGAAAGGGTATCATACATTTTCTGTTTGTCATTCTCATGTTTCATAATTTTTGCGTAACCAGACTCGACGTAGTTTTTTACTTCCTCGGAGTAATACACTTCATCAGTTACTAGCCCGTATAGAAGCATTTCAGAATGCCCGTCCGCTAAAGCTCTTTCGATGGAAACATGCGTATTTTTGTTTCTATCTATACTTCCAATAGCTCCTGCAGATACAAAGGATTTTTCTCTTTCAATAAGGGGGAAAATTATGTTGGGGATAATCTCCCCCGTAACTTCTTGCCACTTCATTTGAGATTCAGACACATATACGATGTCATCCCAAAAAGGCTTTATTTCCTTTATGGGAAATACTTGCTTCTCATGACAAGCTAAAATAACTTTATTCGAGCTTTCAGGTCTTTCAGGAAACTTCAAAAAGTGTACTATGAGATTTTCACCTTCCTCATTTACAGCACACTCTTGAAGTCTTCCCGCCTTACACTTGTCCAAGTGCCAATCATGAGGACCATAAAACGTACAATCTAAACCATTCTCGTTAAAAAGATTACACAAGTTTATAAATGCAACCGTAGAACCTCCAGGGTTAGTCCAGCCCGATATTATTTTAATTTTCGACACGTTCTAAAAGTTGTTCATATAACTCCAAGCGGGAATGTATATGATTATTAATATTAAAGCGTTCATCTGTGATTTTCTTCAGATTTCTACCCATTTCTTCTCGTAAATCTTTGTCTTTAATAAGGCGAGACAAAGCTGAAACCCATTCACCCCTTGGGTTGTCCTTAGATACAAGGTACCCCGTAACCCCATTCTTAATAACCTCATCGTAACATCCGCAGTCTGTAGCAATTAAAGGAATCCCATACCTACCACACTCCATAAGCTTAATTTCGGATTTAGAGTCATTAAAGTTATTCCACTCCAAGGGAGCAATAGCAATATCCATATTCGGAAACATAGCTCCGTACAGGTGGGATGCCATTGCAGGATATACAGCCCAATTCCTATGCCGAATCCCTCTGGTTAGGATCTTCTCATAATTATTCCATACGTCCTGTTGCCAATCACCTTTGTCGCCTTTCTTATTAAGGGGAGGTCTCCCAAAGAATCTCCAATGAACTTTCTCAGGTCCCACTTTGGCATTAACTCCCATAGCAACGTTGGGAACCTGCTTTAAATCTTGCTCATGGTGAATTCCTCCTACCCATCCAATTCGACAGGGAGCTTTCTTAGGGACTTGAGGTTTAGGAAAATTCCAACAAGGTAAGTCGTAATCAATTGCGTTTTTAATTACGACAAGAGTACCTTTTATAAAAGGCATAACTCTTTCTGCGAACTTTCTTTGGGTTACAGATACTAAATCTGCGTTGTTGTAAATAGCCTTTGTAAGCTCATCTAGCTTATGGTTTTTATACAAGTCTTCTAACCTATGTCCCTCATAAAGGTCTGTTAGAAGGTCATCAGTGTCGTAATGAAAG